GGGCCGCGGACGCACCCCCACCAGCCATCGATCGGCGAGGAAGGGGTGAAGGATGGCGACGACCGTCAACGGCGAGCTGGTCAACCCGGCCGTCGGCGCGCTCGCGAACGCCTCCGTCGCGCTCACCCTCGTCGACTTCAACGACCAGCCGGTCATCGGGTTCGACTCGGCCGGCCACTTCGAGGCGATCGACACCGTCACCGCGACACCGGATCCGGCCACCGGCGCCTGGTCGGCGCTACTGACCCCGAACGCGGCGATCCAGACCGCGGACGCGGGCACGCAGACCGGCTACCGGGTCGTCGAATCCAGTGCCGGCGCGTCCTCGCAGTACTGGATCATCGTGACGGCCACGACGCCGGCATGGGTCGGCGACCTGCGCACGACCCTGATCGGCCCCGCTCAGGCCGGTGCGCTGCCGGGCACCTGGTGCACCGTCACGGACGTGCTGACGTTCGCGAACGCGCGGGTGACGCAGGAGCACGTGAACCTCGCCCAGGTGATGATCGAGGCGATTGTGCGCCGCGTGTGGCGCGTGACCGATTCGGAGCGCCGCGACTACTACTGGCTGCAGCGGGCGACCGCCTGGCAGGCCCGGTACGTGGCCGCGCACCCCGAGGTGCTGGACATGATGGACGTTCAGTCCATCAGCCAGGACGGCATCGGGATCACGTTCAAGCCGTCACAGTCGCAGCTCGTGGTGCTGTATGCGCCGATGGCGCTGCGGATCCTCAACGACCTGTTCCGCGGCTCGAACTCGACGATCAGGTTCAACAGTGCGTTCCAGAAGAACCGGCTGACGAAGACCGGCGTGACGGCCGGGTCGTCGATCCCGTGGAACAACCTATGATCGCGACCCCGACGACGAGCATCACGATCCTGCGAGGTCAGGGCACGAACAGTTTCGGCGACGTGATCGACCTGCCGGTGCCGTGGAAGTCCGGGATCCCCGCGTCGATCATCGAGCGTTCGCAGCGCGTGCACGGGCCGAAGGACTCCGAGGACCGCATCGTCCGGGTCTTCAAGCTGCGCGTGCCGAACGGTACCGGCCTGGCGAAGGACGACCGGGTCCGGGATGCGTCCGGTCAGGTCTACATCGTCGACAACGTGTATCAGCAGGCTAACCCGTTCTGGTCGCAGGACCAGTCCGCAGACCTGTCCTTAACGAGCTAAGCGCCACCCGCGGCACCAGGCCGGGCAGACCGGCCGCCGCACCAGCACCACCCCCGACCGCAGAGGAAGGAGGCGAACGCAGCATGCTGCCCGCCCGCTGGCACCACCACCCCGGAGTGCGCTCCGACGGCGACCTGACCCTGGGCGAGCGCGCCGCCGACCGCCTCCGCAACTCGATGGGCTCGTGGCCGTTCGTCTTCTGCGCGCTCGGTTTCCTCGCCGTGTGGATGGGCTTCAACCGCAGGTCAGGGTTCGACCCGTACCCGTTCATCCTGCTCAACCTCGTCCTGTCGTGCCTCGCCGCGCTGCAGGGCGCGATCCTGCTGATCGCCGCGAAGCGGTCGGACCAGATCTCGAGCGAGCTCGCGCAGCACGACTTCGAGGCGGACACCGCCTCGAGGGAGATGCTGACCGAGTTGCGCGGCGAGTTCGCGCTGGTGAAGGACCAGCACGCCGAGCAGGGCCGCCAGCTCGCCGAGGCGCTCGCGCTGCTGAAGGCGAGGCCCTGATGCCTACGACCCTCAACCGTGCGAACAGCGAGCTCGTCGCGGTCGCGTTCCTCAAGGCGATCCTCGGCCAGACGGGCGGCGTCGGCACGAAACTGCCCGGCGACCAGTCCTCGTGGGCCGCTACCGGGTTCGCGCAAGTCGCGGGCGTCGGCGGGTCGCCGAACCCGTATGCGCCGCTGCGCCGGCCGGTCGTCGGTGTCACGGCGTGGGCCGTGGCACCGGGCAGCAAGCAGCCGCCATGGAATGTGGCCGCGGACCTCGCTGAGCGGATCGTGGCGGGCTGCTACGGCGCCTACCAGTCCCCGGTGGAGGCGATCCTGCCTGCCGGGTTCGAGCGGGCGTTCGTGCAGTCCGCGTATGCGCTGACGGAGCCGCGGCGGATCGGCGCCGACGACTCCTCGTTCGCCAGGTTCGTGTTCGACCTGCAAGTCAACTGGGTCGGGGGCGGGATATGAGCGTGCGGATCGAGATGGCGCCCGACTGGCTGGCGCATCTGCGCGAGGCCGAGCAGGTGTTCCTCGAGGACCGCTTGGGCCCGGACATCCTCGACGACGCCCGCCGGTACGTGCCGGTCGATACCGGCCGGTTGCAGGCCTCGCTCGACTACACGGTCGACGGCGGCGCCGGGGGTGTGCCGGAGCTTCAGGTCGGGTCGTTCCCGGACGCCGACGGGGCCGTCCCGTACGCGCTCGCGGTCGAGTTCGGGTTCCACGGCGAGGAGGTCGTGCGGGCGCACATGCGGCGCAGCCGGAGCGGCGGCGAGCACCCGGTCCGCGAGCACACGAGGCACGGCAACACTCCCGAGCAGCCCTATCTCAGGCCTGCCCTCTACCAGGAGCGCTACTGATGAAGGTTCGAACACGATTCCAGCCGACCGTCGAGGTCGAGATGAGCGACGCCGAGGCCGCCGCGCACAAGCACCAAGGGCTGCTATGGGACGGCACCCCCGCCGAGCTCGCAGCCCTCTACGAGGAAGCGGGACTACCCGCCCCGGCCCCGGCCGGCAAGACGAGCACCGCGGGAACGACCGTCACCGCGGCCACCACCACCGCGAAGGAGTCCTGACGTGGCGCGCCAGCAACTCACCCCGCAGACGTTCACGAAGGACGCGCTGCTCAACCCCACCTACTCGGCCCTGACCGGTTCGACCGGGATCTCCTTCCCCTGGAGCCCTCAGGCCGTGGTCGGGATCATCAACGGCGCCACCGCGTCGACCGCCACGATCAACCTCGGGGTCACGGTCGAAGGCCAGTCGGTCACCCCGTTCTCCGTGGCGCTGCCCACCAGCAACACCGCCCCGCAGTTCCTCGGCCCCTTCTCGTCCCGCCACGCCCAGGCGGACGGCAACGTCTACATCGACCTGTCCTCCGTCGCCACGGTGACGGCGGCGGTCCTCCAGCTCCCGGGAGTGTCCTGACATGGCAACCATCGTCGCGAACAACACCGTCCGAGGCCCGGCGAACGTCTGGTACGGCGCGTTCGGTGTCACCGAGCCCGCCTCCACGAACTCGGCACTGATCGCCGACCCGTCGACCGGCTGGACGTTCATCGGCGCCACCGAGGGCGGCGTGTCGTGGGACGACGAACAGACCGTCTCCGGCACCCGCGCCGACCAGGTCGTCGACGAGATCGGCGCGCGCATCACCGCGCGGAAGGTCGTCGTCACGTTCAACATGCTCGAGCCGACCCTGGCGCGACTCGTGGTGGCGCTCAACAACTTCGGCACCACGACGCCCGGCACGGGGATCACCACCTACGACCCGGGCCAGATGACCGCCGGGTCGATCCCGACCTACTCGGCGATCCTCGTGGACGGCTGGGCTCCGCAGATCTCCGGCGGGGGTGCCGCGAAGCGGCGCGCGATCTTCCGGAAGGTGATGAACACCAACGCCAAGGTCGAGGCCGTCTACGACCCGACGAAGGACGGCGTGTGGGCGTTCGCCGGCCAGTGCTACTACGTCTCGTCCACGGTCAGCCCGTACGTCGTGATGGACCAGACCGCGTGACCGCCCGGGTGAGTGGCGCCCGTGCGGCGCGTACTCCGGCGGCGCGCAAGGCTGCGGCCGGTGCGGGGCGGGTGGCGCCGTTCGCGCCGATGTCGTTCGCCAAGCGTGAGGACGCCGAGGTCGACCGGATCCCGCTGTTCGAGGTGGACGGCGTCGAGTACACGGTCCCGGCCGTCGTGCCGACCGGTACCGCGCTCGCGCTGCTGCTGAACACGCAGGGCTTGAGTGAGGCGAGGCGAGGCGCGGTGCTGATCGAGGCGCTCGCGGGCAACGCCGCGCTCAACGCGCTGCTCGGGCAGGCCGAGATGACCGATGCCGACTGGCACAAGCTGATCACGATCGTGTCCGAGCACGCGTTCGGGCGCCTGGAGGAGCCGGGAAACTGACCGCGCGGGCCGGGCAGATCGCCTGGACCCTGGCGCACCTCGACGACATCCGCTCGGACTTCTCGGTGCTGCACCGGGTGGATGAGATCGAGACGATGCCCGGCCCGCGCTTCTTCGCCTACTGCTACCGGCTCACGGCCTATCAGGGTGTGATCGCGGCGGTACACCGGCGCCAGCGGGCGGCCCGCGAGCAGCGGGCTCAGGCGGCGCCGATGAGCCTCGGAGAGTGGGCGGCCGCGCACCCGGCCGCGATACAGGCGGCACACCAGGAACCGACGCAGGGAGGGAGGTGACGAATGGCATTCAAGATCGCTGACGCGTTCGTGTCCGTCAGCCCGGACGACACCGGGTTCGAAGCCGACCTGCGCAACAAGGTCTCCGCAGCGGCCGACAGCGTCAAGGCCGAGGTCGGGCTCCAACTGCACGGCGATGCGGACCTCGTCCTGAGCGAGGACGTTCACGCCGCGATCGACGCCGCGACCGCGGGAGTCACCGCCGATGTCGGCCTGACGCTGAAGGACGACGCGGTCGAGAAGCTCGACGCGGACGTGAAGGCCGGAGTCGCCCTCGTCGGCGACGAGAACAAGGTCAAGGTCGGCATCGACGGGAAGGCCGCGCAGGACGCCGGTCAGCAGGGCGGCGGCCTGATCATGGCCGGGATCCTGGCCGGGACCGCGGTCGGCGCGCCCGCGCTGCTCGCCGGGCTCGGAACCGTGTTCGTCGGCATCGACGCGCTCGCCTTGAAATCCAATGCGACGATCGCCGCCTCGTACACGCAGCTCGGCAAGGACGCATCCGACGCGCTCACGCAGGCGACCGCGCCGCTGGCCGGGACGATGCTGCAGGCGGTCGACTCGCTCGACGCCACCGTCAACAGCCTTGGGCCGGACCTGCGGAACCTGTTCGCCGCCTCGGAGCCGGACATCACCGCCGTAACCCAGGGCATCGAGAGCTTCACCACCTCCGCGCTGCCGGGGCTCTCGCAGGCGCTGCAGGCCTCGCAGGTCGACGTGCAGGACGTGGCGCACGCACTCGGCCCGCTGGGCTCGTCGGTGGGCTCGTTCTTCACCGGCCTGACCACGGACGCGAACCTGACCGGCGCCGGTTTGCAGTCGGTGCTCGGGGTGGCCGGGAACGTCATCTCGACGCTCGGCAGTGTGCTCGGGTCGGCGTCGGCCGCCGTCTCCGCCGACCTGATCGGCCTCGCGCCGGTCATCAACGGCACCCTGACCGCCGTGCAGGCCCTCGCGAGCCCCGCCACCGTCGGCGGCCTCGCCGGGGCGTTCGGCGCGATGAAACTCGACCCGGCGATCTCAAGCGGCCTGAAGTCCGCGTCCAGCGGCATGTTCGACCTGGCCTCGAAGACCGAGAACGCTACAGGGGTACTCGGGAAGGTCTCCGGCGCGGCGCTCGCGGGCAGCACGGGCCTGGAGAAGATGTCGAACCTGATGGGCGGCCCGTGGGGTATCGCCGTCGGCGCCGGCGTCGGGCTCCTGTCGGGCCTGGCGGGGATGCTGTGGGAGTCCGCGCACGCCTCCGACGCCGTCACCCTCTCGCAGCAGGGGCTCCAGGATGCCGTCTCGAAGGACGCCGGAGCGGCCGGACAGGCCACCGCTGCATACGTGGCCGCCCAGTCGCAGGCGAACGGCGTGGCCAAGTCGGCCGCCGACGCAGGGGTCAGCTTGCAAACCTGGACCGAGGCGGTGCTTGGGAACAAGCAGGCGCAGGACCAGGTGATCGCCTCCGTTAACACGGCGAACCAGGTCATCGACAATCAGAAGCTTGCTGCCGACGAAGGTGCGAAGCAGACCGGCAAGTACAGTGGCGAGCTTCAGGATGCGCAGACCGCCGCAGATGGCGCGGCAGCAGCATCGAACCGGTATACCACCGAGAACCAAAAGCTGATCAACTCGCTGTACGCGGAGCAGAAACAGGTCGCCGACGCGATCTCGAAGCAGACCGACTACGAAAAAGCGATGAACGCTGTCACGAACACGGAGTCCCTGTTCAACGCCTCGCTGACGGCCGCACATCAGCAGTTGGTCGCCAATGCCCAGTCCCAGGCGCTGACCACCATTGGCGCGCTCAACCTGGGGAACGCGAACTACGCGCTGACCTCGTCGCTGGATGCTTCGGTCACCGCCTACAACCTGGCGCAGACCGAGGGTAACGCCTACCTGTCGGTGCTCACCGCACTCAACGGCGGGGAGGCTGCGCTGCTGGGCACCGAGGCCGCGTTCACCACCTCCCTGAGCCAGCTGACCACGGCGGTGAAGGCGAACGGCACGTCGCTGGATGTGAACAACGCGAAGGGCGCCGCGAACATCACCACCCTGACCAACATCGCGTCCGCCGCGGACAAGGCCGCCGGAGCGGTGTACCAGAACGAGGTTCAGACCAAGGGCGCGACGCAGGCGTACAACGACGCGAACGCGAAGCTGGCGCAGGAGAAGCAGGCGTTCATCGACGCCGCGGACAAGGCCGGGTTCAACAAGCAGCAGGTGCAGCAGTTGGCGGACGAGCTGTTCAAGCTGCCGAAGAACGTGCAGGTCGGTGCGAACGTGCAGCCCGCGCTCTACGGCCTGTCCACGCTGCTGGGCCGGATCAACTCCTCGTCCGGGACGGTGACCGTGTATGAGACCACCTCGGGCAGCGTCGGCAGTACGCAGACGAAGGTGACGGCGCACGCGGGCGGCGGGTTCGCCCCCTACACGGAGCCTGCGATCTTCGGTGAGGAGGGGCCGGAGATCGGCTACCCGGTGCAGGGCGGCATGCAGATCATCCCCGCGGCGCAGACCCGGCAGATCCTCGGCGCGGCATCGGCCGGCGGCAACGCGGGCGCTCTCGGCGGGACGACGGTGAAGGTGGACCAGCACTTCTACGGCTCGTCGCTGCCGAACATCGAGCAGCGCGCGACGATGCGCCGCGAGCTCGCGTCCCTGGCGGGGGTGTGACATGAGCTTCACGCCCGGCCGCACCTACACCGTCGGCCTCGAGTTCGAGGACCAGACCACCGGGGCGCTCACCGACCCAGGCACGGTACGCCTGGACATCACCTACGGTTCGACGCTCGGGTCCGGAACCCCCGACTACGCGGGCCCGTTCTCCTACACCGGAGCCTCGACGCCCTCGACGACGCAGGTGTACCGCACCGGCAAGGGCCTGTACGCCTATGACTGGCCGATCCCCGCGAACGCCGCACCGGGCGTGTATGTCGCCACCTGGTCGGTCGGCTACGGCGGGCAGACGTTGCAGGGTGAGGAGAACCTGTGGGTCGATGCCGCGGGCCTGACGCCGCCGAACTCGGGTGACATCGGCTACTGGACCGGCTCGATCACGTACGGGTCGAACGTCGTGCAGTTCGGGGCGCAGGACACCAACGGCACTGCGTGGGCGCTGCTGAAGTTCCCGGGGATGGACGGGGTGGCGACGGACGGCGCGGTCGTGCAACGGCAGGGCGACCACGGCGGATACGCCACCCCGCAGTTCTACGGGCCGCGCACGATCGAGCTGACGGTGACCGCGAGCGCGACGAGCCAGGCCGAGCGCGACATCGCCCGGGCCGCGTTGCAGGCCGCAGTGCCGGTTTCGGACCTGGCCACCTTCGTGCTGAACGAGCCGGTGCCGAAGACGCTGCAGGTGCGGCGTTCCGGCGTGGTGAAAGAGGTTTCGGCGACGCTGATGGACGTCACCTTTGATGTCCTGCTGATCGCCCCGGACCCGCGCAAGTACGGGGCGCCGACGAGCGTGACGGTGATCGCCAACAGTCAGACCCTCGGGATCACGTTCCCGATGTCGTTCCCGATGTCGTTCCCGGCCCAGGCGCCGCCCGGCGCGGCCACCGTCACCAACGGCGGCAACTTCGAGACCCGGCCCACGATCACGATCACCGGGCCGATCGTCGCGCCCGCGGTCTACAACCAGACCTCCGGCGAGTCGATCAGCTTCAGCACCCTGACCCTCGCGGCAACCGACACGCTCGTGCTCGACCTGCTGAACAAGGCCGCCTACCTCGACGGCGCACCGATCCCCGCCGACCTGTGGTCCGCGTGGTGGGTGCTCGATCCCGGCACCTCCCAGATCGTGCTGCAGGGCACGGGCGGCGCGGGCGCACAGATGACCATCTCTTTCAACGACGCGTGGATGTGAGACGCCCATGACCCTTTCGCAGGCGACACGCTTGTTCGATTTCGGCGACGGCGCTGGAACCTATTCCGCGCAGGAGATGCGCCTGTTCGCCGCGTCGCTGATCGGCTCGCTCGGCGGCGGCAGCGGCAACCAGCTCGGGATCGGCTCCGGTGTCAGGAAGGCCGATGGGAACCCGCTCGCGGTCAACGTCACCTCCGGCCTGTCCGTCCAGGTCGCCGCGGGCACCGCGAGCATCCAGGGCAATGCGGCGACCAACGCGGGCGCCTACACGGTGGTGCTCGACTCGGCCGCGACGCTCACCTGCACGGCCGCGGACACGGTCAACCCGCGGATCGACTCGGTGTGCCTGACCGTGACCGACAACGGCAACAACACCTCCACCTCGGTGGTGCAGATCGTGACCGGGACTCCGGCGGCCTCGCCGTCGGCGCCGGCGCTGCCGGGGAACTCGCTGCTGCTGGCGAACATCACCGTCGCGGCGAACGCCACCACACTCTCATCCGGGAACATCTCGGATCAGCGGCAGTACATGGTGGCGGCGGGCGGCATCAAGCCGATCAACAGTGCGTCGTTCGCGCCGACGGCCGGTTCGACGAGCCAATACGTGCACAACATCAACACCACGCGGTTGCAGCGGTTCAACGGCTCGGGCCTGGTCGCCCCGTCGGTCGCGCCGTTCGCCCCCGTCGCGGCCACGTCCGGCAACGCCACGGCGAACTCGACCACGGCTGTGACCGCGTGCTCGGCGACGGTGACCGTGGACGGCAACACGACGGTCAAGCTAATTGCACGCTGGCGGTTCATCTCCTCCTCGGGCACCGGAGCCGGAAACGGCTGCTGGGTCAGCGTGGCGCGCGGCTCGACGCTCATCGACGAGGTAGCCGATTACGCGCAGGTCGCGAACGGGTCCATGGGCGGCAAGGGCGTGACCTGGTACGACACTCCGGCGGCCGGGACGTACACGTATGCGGTGCGGATCGCGAACCAGGGCGCGGGCACGTTCACCCTGAACGTTGCGAACCTCACGATCGAGGCGCAGATGCCGTGAGCAGCTACCGGTATGTCGCGACCAACGCGCTCACGGGCGCGGTGCTGTCCCCGAACCTGCCGCTGGTGGTCAACTCGGCGACGATGGCGATCAACGGCATCGGGCAGTTGGACGGGTACCTGCCGCTGCAGTCGGGGCCGGCGAACCGGGCGTTCGTGCGCGCCCTGATCCCGGATCAGACGATGCTGTGGGTGCTGCAGGACAACTATCCGATCTGGTGCGGGATCTTCGCCGACTCGAACCATTCCTCGATCAAGAACCATCAGTTCCCGGTGACGGCGTATACCCCGGAGTCGATCCTCGCCTCGCGGCAGATCCGCAGCGCGCTGACGTTCACGAACGCCGACGTGCTCGATATCGCGCGGGGGCTGGTGGGCTACGGGTTCTCTCCGGCGCGGGGCGCGAACGCGGGCCTGGCGAACCTCGTGCTCTCGCCGCTCACGGCCGGTCTCACGGCGTCGCAGACCTTCGGCGTCTCCAACACCCTCACGGCGGGCGGCAACACCTACACGGGCTCCTACTCGTCGAATCAAGCCGTCGAGGACGCGTTGAGCACGTTCGCGGACGCGGCGGCGTTCGAATACAACTTCGCCCCGCGCCTGGACGGCGGGGTGCTGCAGGTGTACTTCCGGCTCGGGTATCCGGCGATCGGCCGCTACAACAATCCGGCGGTGACGCTGCTGCACCCCGGGGCAGTGATCGACTACGGGCGTCCGATCATGCGCTCGAAGTCCGCGAACGACATCCAGGGCACCGCCTCGCCGAACGGCACCGGCGCGGTGCTCGTCTCCGCTGCGGGGCACGGCCTGGACGCGGCCGACCTGTCGCAGGGCAACATCCTGCGCCAGACCTCGGTGACCTGGCCCGGCTCCGGCGCGATCTCGCAGGCGCAGGTGAACCAGTGGACGGACACGCAGATCAGCAGGTTCACCGCCGGAACGATGGTGCCCACGATCGTGCTCGGCGGCGGAACACAGCCGTCCCTGACGCAGATCGCGCTCGGCGACGCGATCCGGTTCGCGGCCACCAGTGACCTGGATCCGGCCGACCCGACGACGGGCGCGCCCGGGCTGCAGGTGACTGCCCGGGTGGCGGCGTGGTCGCTGCAGCCGCCCGGGCCCGGCGGCCAGCCGGAGGAGCTCACGCTCACGCTCGGCGCGCTGGTCGGGTCCACGGGCATCGGGGGGGTGGGTGTGGCATGAGCGAACGCTACGCGGTCGATCTGGAGCGGCGGTTCGCGCAGTTCACGCGGCAGATCGCGAAGGATCTTCAGCAGCTCAAGCAGCTCTCGATGATGCTGGAGCCGGGCTGCCTCGTCACCCCGTACACCGGGACGATCGACGCCGGCTACACCTCCGGGCGGCCGCTGGTGGATCTGCCGTCGGGCGCTCAGATCGGGCCGTGCCCGTACCTGTCGAGCTATACCCCGGCCGCGGGCGACACGGTGCTGCTCGTGCCGTCGGGCCAGACCTATTACGTCGTCGGCAAGTTCATCTAGGGAGCATTGTGACCACTACCATCATCGGCGCGGATTACGTGACGCTGATCATGCCGTCGGGGGATACGACGGGGGTGACGGATCAGCAGGCGATTCAGGCTGCTATCGCGTCCGCGTCGGGGCAGGGCGGCGGCACGGTGGACCTCGCCGGGGGCCTGTTCTACTCCACGAAGATCACGCTGCCGACGGGTGTCAAGCTGCGCGGCTCCGGGCGCAACGCCACCATCTTGCAGCTGGCGAACGGCGTGAACGACAACCTGATAGAGACCACCTCGTTCAGCACGCTGACCAACAGCGACACCACCTCGACGCCGTACGGGTTCGGTGTCGAGGCGATGACGCTGGACGGCAACAAGGCGAACCAGACCGGCACCTCGAACTGCCTGGCGATCTACGGGTACGGGTACCGGCTCAACGAGGTCACGATGCGCAACGCGCGCAACTTCGGCCTGTGGACCGAGTGGGGCTCCGCGTCGAACTTCCTCGGCCCGGACGGTATGGAGTCGTTCGTCACCGAGGTGAAGCTGCACGACAACGACGGCGGGACGATCCGCTACTGCGGGCCGCACGACACGCAGTTCATCAACGTGATCGCCGTGCAGAACTCCGGGTCGGCGACGGCCGCGGTCTCCATCCCCGTGGACGGGCGCGGCAACGGCGGCCTGTTCGTCGGCCTGCACGTGTACGGTGCCGCGTACAGCTACGGCGTGGATCTGGTCTCCTCCGGGCTGACGTTCGTCGCCTGCCAGATCGAGGGCGCGTCCATCGCGCAGGTGTGGTGCCGTGCCTCGATCAACCTGTTCGAGGGCTGCAAGCTGTTCTGGGGCTCGGCGAGCGCGAACACGGCGAAGGGAATGATCCTCGGCGACGCGTCGCACACGAACATCAACTCGGTGCGCGTGCACGCCAAGGTGGAGAACTGTTCCGGCGGCGCGCTCGATCTCACCTATGCGGGCGGCGGCAACTTCTACGACGTGTCCGCGGTGTGCATCAGCCCGTTCACGGTGCCGTCCCCGGCCGTGATCGGCTCGTTCAACGCCTCCGACACGGTCACCTTCACTCAGATCAACAACGCGGGCGCGGCCACCTCCGACTCGGTGGTGCAGGTGCCGCAGGCAGCCAAGGCCACCACCCTGGCCATCGGGGGCGTCTCCATCCCCTCCAACGTCGACCAGGACCCGCTCGGCTTCGGGTTCGCCACTACCCATCCGTGGGCGGCCGAGGCGAACAACACCGTCGCGTTCTTCGCCGCGAACGCCGCGCTCTACCAGCAGCTCATCGGCTACGGCATGTCCACCAACCAGTTGCGCCTGTACGTCGGCACATCCTCCGGCAACATCTCGGCAGGCCTCTACAACAACGGCGGCCAGGCCGGATCCTCGCGGCTGCCGAACGCCCGCCAAGCCACCACGGGCGCTATCGCCTGCCCGGCCGCCGGAATGGCGACCGTCACCCTGACCACGACCGTAACCGTCGGCCGCTCCTGGTACGGCGCGATCAGCGTGGACAACACCACCGCGACGTTCCTGCGCTCCGCCCCGACGAGCACCGTCACCAACGGTGTCGCCGCGAACCAGGGCAGCGCGCATCCCCTTCCCGCTACTGCCGGCGCCGCGAACGGCGGCGGCACTGTCCCTTGGATGGCGACCGTATGAGCTTCACGCAGCATGTTGAGACCTGCGCGGATGAGGCGTGCCCGCACGGCGACCCGTGCACCCGGATCTCGTGCACCGCGGATGTGGACATCCTCGACCCGGAGACCGGCGCCGTGGCGCATCCGGCCAGGACCGAAGTGTGGCATTCGCACTGGCACGCGGACGTCCACGCCGAGCACCGGATCAACCCGGACCATCCGGCGCTGGACCACCGCGGCGACGGCGCGCCGGTGCCGGTGACGGCGGCTGCGGCGTGCGCCGACTGCGTCCCCAAGATGCCCTGAGCGCCCTACGATTGATTCGTACACCAGTTCGAAAGGAGGTGGCGCGGTGAGCGATCTGACAGGCTTCGATGCCGCCTACCCGCCCGGCAACGCACCGCACGATCAGGTCGTGTTCGGCTACCTCGGCGGCAACACCCCGCACCCGTGGACGCCCGAGGAGTGGGCGGCACGGCCAGAGCGCTACCGGGTCGGGATCTGGACCCGCTCAAACCCGGTCGATGCTGCACAGGGCACCAGCGAGGGGCGCGCCGCGCTCGCCGCCTGGCGGGCCCTCGGCGCCCCGGCCGGAACCCTGATCGGCCTCGACCTCGAGACCGCCGTCAACGGGCCCTACGTCACCGCGTTCGACGCCGAGGTCGTAGCGGGCGGCTGCAAGGTCGCCGCCTACGGGTCGAAGTCCACCCTGTTCAAGAACCCGAAGACCTCCGGCGGCTACTGGGTTGCAGACATTACCGGGGCCCCGCACATCTACCCGGGCTCGGTCATCACGCAATACCAGTTCGAAACGAGCTGGGACGACGACACCGTCTCCGGCTCGATCATCGCATCACTCTGGGACACCCAAGGAGGAGACATGCCGCTCACCACCGCAGACGCACAGCTCGTGGCGAACACCCTGCTCGACACGCAGATCCCGCGCGCCGGGCACACTTCGGCCGGGGCGCCGTACACGGGCACGATCACCCTGCGCACGGCTCTCGCATGGCAGGACGCGGGCGGCCAGCACACGATCGACGCGGTGACCGCGGTCGGCGCCGCGGTGGCGAAGCTGGCAGCGCCCGCCACACCGACCGTGGACGCCACCGCGCTGGCCGCCGCGCTCGTCGGCAACCCCGCGTTCGTCGCGGCCATCGCACACGCGATCGGCGTCGAACTCCACCACGACACCCCGGCGGCCTGACCATGTCGCAGATCACACCGCAGAGCCTCGTGGCCAACCTGGAGCAGGACCTCGCCGCGGACTGGAAGCACTACCACGTGCAGGCGCACCTGACGCAGTTCGCCAGCCTGTTCGCGGGCGGCCTGCTGGCGTCGGTGGCCGCGGACGGCTGGCATGTCGCGGGCTGGGGCGCGCTGGCGGGCCTGGCGCTGGGCGCCGCTGGCGCCGCGGTGCGGCAGATGTGGCCGCAGGTGCCGTGGTCCGCGGTGAAGGCCGCGCTGGCCGAGGCCAAGACGCTCGCCGACAAGCCCGCGCCAGAGGCGCCGTCGAAGCAGACCGCGGCATAACGCCGCACCATCCGGCCACGGGGCGCAGGAACCGTAAGAGTGGAGGTGAGCGTGAGTGAGCCATACGTCTCTCAGCGCGAATTCGACCGGTACGCCAAGGCGACCGACGACGCCATCGCGCAGCTTCGCCGCGACCTCAACTCCAAGGTCGAACGCCACGATCACGACGTGGAGCGGCTCGAGGAGCAGCGGGACAGGGACGTGCAGGCCGCTGCCGAGGCGCTCAGGACCGCTTTCACGGAGGCGGCGGTCCAGGCGCAGAAGCATCGGGAGTGGACATGGCAGCGAGCCCTAGGGGTCGTCACGGCACTGGGGGTGCTGGTGGGCGCGTGGTACGAGATCCTCGCGCATCGTTGAGGCGTTTGTGGCCGCCGCCGTTCATGGCGACCTGGTATGCGATCGGCGCGGGGTCTCTGGCCGCGCTGCTGGCGGCGGTGGCGCAGGGCGTGGCGATCCCAGAGGCGGGCGGCCAGCCTGCCCCGGTGGTGACGGTGAGTCCGTCGGTGCCCGCGCCGTCGCCGTCGCCGTCGACCGGCGGTTCGGCCTCGTCGTCGCCGAGCGCCGGGGCGGCGCCTGTGCACGGTGCCCCGACGCCGCGGGTGATCCTGGTGACGGCTGGCCCGACTGCGGGTTCTGTGTCGTCGCCTCCGGGCCCTACCATGCTGCCCACGCCGAGCGGGTCCGCGTCGGGCAGCGTGAGCCCTACACCGTCGCCGACGCCTTCGGGTTCGCCGTCCGCGTCGAGTCCGGCCGCGGTGAGCGTGGCCGTGAGGGCGGACGTGTCGCCGACACCGGCTATCGGGGCAAGCATCGGGCTGCTCGGGACGACGGTTCGCGTCGGGATACGGTTGCCGTAGCAGTCGAGGGTAGGCCGGCGGACTCGAACCACCATCTTCCGCGCGCCTCCGCTGAGGCTCAGCCCAGGGTGCTAGCAACCCCTCGCTCTTAGGAAAGTGCGCACTTCCCGGGGCGAGCTGGATCGGGTGCGATCCGGCTGGCGGATGTTCTGCCCGTTGAACTATTGGCCCTCGAATCTAGCTCCGGGCGGGCGGCAGCAGTTCCCTTTAGGAGGTCCGGCCTGGGTTTCGCACCCTACCTGATCCGGCTGCTCGGCATTCGCGAGACCACCTGGGCCAATCCCGCCCGGATCGCCCACGATAGCAGCCTTCGCCAACAGGCGTTCGCCTAGTAGACGGCCGGTCCGGGCTGGCCGGACTTCTGCCAGGTGTTGAACTCGGCGACGAACGCGTGAGTGCGCTTCCGGATCACCGACGGGACTTCGATCGAGAGCTCGAACGTCGGCCCGACCACGACGAGGCGTCGACCGCCGTCTTCGGCGCGCGCCCTGGCGCCCTTGGCCGGGTAGTGCGGCCTGGCGTTGAGCAGGCTGCGCTCCCACAGTTCGGTGCCGTCTTCGCTGATCATCAGGCGGAAGTTGCGGGCCCCGGTGCGGAAGAGGTTCCAGCGGCCTTGCGCGATCCGCTGCTGCGTCTTCGAGGGCGCGGCCGGTGCGGCAGGGGTCTGGTCGGCGGGGATGGCGTCTTGCGGTTCGGTGTTCACGATGGTTCCCCCCTCGTGGTTGTTGGTGGCGGGCCAGCCGGGTCGGTCCGGCCGATTTGCCTGGCAGCGGCGGCCGGTCCCCCGACTGGCCCTTGTCAGGGTTCCTCCGAGGAAAACTGACGGTTTGTCACGGTACACCGGCCGCCGCGTGATCGGTAGTCGTGCGGCTACCGCGGTCCGATTGGTTCGGTTCCACCGGGCATGGCGCGCCTGCCCGTCACCGGCCCCTCCTTGCGCTTCTGGCAGCCGCACACGCACGACGGGTGGTGCACCTGCGGCTTGGCCAGGTTCTCGTTGATCAGGGCCGCGCGCTCCTTGCGCGTCAGGTGGTCCCCGGGGATCCGGTCGTCCTCCGGCTCGGGGCGATTCACAGTCCCTCCCGGCAGGTGAGTTCCGGGTCGGTGTGCGCGCCGTGCTCGCGGCAGTAGTCGTACACGCGGATTGTGATGCCGTGCCCGGTGATCGGGTCGCGGGTGGATGCGATGCTGGCCCCCGTGGCCGGGGATTCCACCCGGTCCGGCGGCGTTCCCAGCTCGCGAGAGCTGTCCGCTTGGGTCGTGGTCATGGTCTATGCTTCCTGTTAGGCGAGGTAACGGTTTCGGCCCGGCGCAGATGACGAAGGTCAATGCGCCGGGCCGAAGTCCGTTCGCGTGGCCTTCTCCGCGCTCAGGCGGTCCACGGCGGGTCTATGAGGTTGATCAACATCAGGGCCCTGAAGGGCTGTCTACCCAACGTAGGCGCTGACGGGCAGTCAGGCAAGTATCACTCGACGACAACATAGGTCAGGTGCCCGACCGTGACCTCCGTCGCGCCTTCGTCGATCTCCCTGATGGCGGCGGCATGCGCGATGGCCAGCAGCCGGTTCCCGTGGTGCGTCCACGCCTCGCCGCCCTCCTCCAGCTCGGCCAGCACCCACTCCCGCGAGCCCTGCCGCACGCCGCCGCGGCCCGGATCGGCATCCACGACGTACTCGGTGTACTCGAACCGCACGCGCTCCGCCCCGTCGGCCAGCTGCTGCGCGGCCGCCCGGGCGCCGTCGGCACGGGCCGTCTTGCCTTGCTCGGCACGGTGGTCGGCAAACTCGATGAGGGCTGCGATGAGGTCGTCGCGCTTGCCGCGCTGCACGTCGTACGAGATGCGGGTGGGCTCAGTCATACCAGGCACGGTAGCGCGTCAGCGGGCTGCGGCACCTCCTCACCGCACGCACAGGTTCAACCGCTGCGGCATCCGGATCCGCACCAGGCACGGCGTGCGCGCCGGCGACTGCACGGGGCTGCTCACAGGCGACGACGACGGCATGCCGGACGCGGCAGGCGCAGACGGCGCCCCGGCCGTGGACACGACCGGCCCGGACGTAGCCCCCGGACCCGACGTGACCCCAGCCGAGGACGGCACGACGACAGACGACGCCCCGGATGACGGCGCCAGCGTCGGGGCCCTCGAGGATGCGGCCGAAGACGCTCCGAGGCTCGGCGACGGCCCCGGGCCCGGGCCCACCGTCACTCCCGCGGACGGCGACCGGCGCCCTATCGCAGGCCCGGCCGGTGTCCCGTGGTCGAAGGTGAGGACGAACGCGATCCCCGCTGCCGCGGCGAGGCCGATCCCGGCGCCTGCGGCGCGCGCCCAATGCCGGCGGGACCAGACGAGCAGCGCGAGCACCGCGCCCGCGCCACCCTTGACGAGGGTGAGCACGGGCGCGGTGTGCTCCTGCTGCTCGGGCACGAGGGGCGGTAGGCCGAGCAGGATGCGGATCGCGGTGGCCTGCGCGGCTTGGGCGCGTTCCATGCGCCGCTGACTGCGGGTCAGACGGCGGAGTTGGCCGGTCAGGGTGGATCCGAACGCGATGATAAGTGTGATGATTACGAAAGTCACCCCACCGGTTTACCGCTTGTCCACCATGGCGCGACATAGTGCGCGGTCACCTGATCGGGTGAACATCGGATGTGTGACGTAGGGCAGGCCCCGGCCGATTCCGTTCAAGGTGGTTCCCCTCCGGCAGTCGTGGCGACATATGTGTCTGCCACAAGTTCTCGGGCGAGAATAACTGACAGGCATACAGGTGTCTAGTATCCTTCGGCCATGGAGCAGCTACGGGCATTCGTCTACGACCGCACGTCACGCGACGTGAAGGGCCTCGCGGCGGAGCGCGCGAACAAAGATCAGAACCTGGAGAATGAGCGATTCTGCCAGGACCAGGGCTGGATCATCGTGGCGCGGTTCACCGACCCCGGCCGCAGCGCGTCGCGCCACGCCAAGGCGAAGCGGGACGACTTCGAGCGCATGGTCGAGCGCGTCGAGCGCGGCGAGTGCGACGTGATCGTGGTCTGGGAGGCCTCGCGGCTCGCGCGCGATCTCGAAGTGTACGTGGCCCTGCGGAAGCTGTGCGAGAAGAACCGGGTGCTGCTGTGCTACGACGGCATCGTCTACGACATGACGCGCTCCGCGGACCGGATGCGTACGGCGCAGGACGCGCTCCAGGCCGAAGGGGAGGCCGACAGGATCCGGGACCGCAACCGGCGCACGGTCAGGCTGAACGCGGAGCGCGGGCGGCCGCACGGCCGGATCCCGTACGGCTACCGGCGCGTGTACGACGAGCGGACGGGCGCGCTCATGGAGCAGGTTCCGGACGAGGCGCAGGCGCCGATCGTGCGGGAGATCGCACAGCGTGCCGCGGCCGGCCAGTCGCTGTACGGGATCACGCGGGACCTGAACGAGCGCGGCGTGCCGGGCCCGACGGGGCGCCCGTGGTCGCCGGAGGTGCTACCGGACATGCTCGTCAAGCCGACGTACATCGGGAAGCGGCAGCATCAGGGTTCCGTGATCGGGGATGCGGAGTGGGAGCCGATCCTGGACGAGGAGACCTATTACGCGTGCGTGCGGCTGTTCGCGGACCCGGCGCGGCTGACGGCGAACGGCAACTCTGTGAAGTACCTGCTTTCGGGGATCGCCCGCTGCTCGCAGTGCAAGGGGATCCACCGTGTCCAGCCGGCCCAGGGGAGGTTGAAGTACACGTGCGTGACCTGCTTCAAGACGAGTATCGGGCTCGAGGTGCTGGATCGGCTCGTCGTCGAGGCGGTGCTTGAGCATGTCGGGACTGAGGAGTTCGCGGCCGTGCTGACGGCGGATCCGGACACGGACGGGACGCGGGCGGCGTTGGCGCAGGCGCAGGCGTTGGAGGCGCAGTTGGCGGAGGCGCGGGAGCTGGCCGGCCGGTGGGTGAACGGGCGCCTGGCGTTGTCGGTGGCGTCGTTGGCGTCGTTGGAGCAGGAGTTGCTGCCTCGGATCGAGGATGCGCGTTCGCGGGCGCAGTCGGCGTCGGTGCCGAAGGCGTTGCGGGAGATCGCGGGGCCGGGGGCGCGTGGGGCGTGGAAGCGGATCGGCGATGATCTGGTGTGGAAGCGCACGATCCTGCGGGCGGTGGTGGTGCCGTGGGTGAATCCTGCGGGGAAGGGTGTGCGTACAGTCAAGCCGGGCCGTGTGGTGCTGGATTGGCTGTACTGAGGGTGGCACCGACGGCGGGGTGCGCGTGATGCGTACCCCGCCGTGTTTTTAGGCGGCGTCGCCGGGGCGGCGTTCGCCTTCGCGTCGGGCGCGCGCGTTGGCTGAGCGGACGGCGAGCAGGACGAGGTCGCGGTCGTCGTCGGTCCAGCTGGCCCATTCGCGTAGGTCGATTGGAGCGGCGGCGATCTCGGGGGACGTGCCGGGCAGCCATTGGGCGATGGCCGCGCGGCGTACATGCTCGTAGGAGATGCGCAGGGCGTTGGCGATCGCGCGCAGATGCGATTCGTACGGCATGCGGTTAATCCGGCCGAGCGCGATCTTGTTGATGGTGTCCTTGCTGACGGTCTCGGCGGTCTCGGGGTCAACCGCTCTGTCCGCGAGCTCGCGCAGAGTGACGCCATGGTCAAGGGCATCTTGGATGAGCTCGCGCAGCGTGGGGGCCTGCTCGGGCATGGGGGCTCTTTCAACTGTGAGGTTGTTTGTAGGCATTCTGTCAACGGATAGCGACGTAGACAAGAGCCGTCCAGCAGAAAGTGTTGACGAGAGGGGGCGCGTAGGGGTAGCGTCTACGTATAGCGACAGAGACAAGGAGCTCTATGCGCCACCGCAATCCATACCAAGTCCGCGACCGGGACGAACTACGCCGGCGCGTGGATGCCTCACAGCGCGTCGTCCCACACAACGTCCGAAGCCTGGCCGACCTGGCCAGAGTCAGCCCGTCGGCGGTAGGGCACCTACTGACCGGCGAACGGGCCACAGTGAGCGAGGCTGTCGCGCAACGGCTTTCGGCGGCACTCGGCGTGCCCATGGAGGAGCTTTTCATGCCCACGGCGTCTACGTCTAGCGACAGCGCCAGCGAGGAGGTTCACCCGAGTGAGTGAGATCCAGCCCTTCCTGCCCCAGTCGAGCCCGTTCGACGATATGCGCCGCACGCGCATCAACGGCTCCGAGTACTGGACCGCGCGCGACCTCCAGCCCGTCATGGGCTATGCCGCATGGCGCGACTTCACCAACGCCGTGGAACGCGCGAAGGCAGCGTGCATCAACAGCGGCGCGCTGGTCACGGACCACTTTGCGGACGCCCGCAAAGTCTCCGCGAGCGGCCCAGACGCCGAGGACTTCGTCCTAACCCGCTACGGCGCGTATTTGGTGGCGATGAACGGCGATCCGCGAAAGCGGGAGATCGCCGAAGCGCAGACCTACTTCGCCGTCAAGACGCGCGAGGCCGAGACTGCACGGCCGCGCGAGCTCTCTCGCAAGGAACTCGCCCTGATGGTCATCGAGGCGGAGGAAGCCCTCGAGGCCGAGCGCAATGCCCGCGCGTTCGCCGAGTTCCAGGTGCTTGAGCTCGCCCCGGCTGCACGGATGGCCGACGAGCTGATGGAGGCCAGCGGCGACTACTCCGTCCGCGAGGCCGCCCAGATCCTCGACCGCGACCCGCGCATCCAGACCGGGCAGAAGCGCCTGTTCGAGTACCTGCGGGCAATCGGCTGGATCGACCGCCACAACCAGCCCTACCAGGCGCAGATCACTCGCGGCCGCCTCACGGTGCGGGCCCGCTCGTACGAGCACCCGAACCGGGACGAGCTGGTCGCCACGCAGCAGGTGCGAATCACGCCGAAGGGCCTTGGGGAGCTGCACAGGCTCCTCGGCGGCGTCTCGCAGCTTCCGGCGCTGATGTCCGAGCAGGGCGTGGCGTCGTGAGCGTCGAGGCCGGCGTGGATGTCGGCGAGTGGTCGAAGGAGCGGTCGCTCGAACTGCTCGGCCCGGAGTTGATGGCGGATATCGCCGCGCAGGTGGCGGCGGCTCCGAAGCCGTCGCCGGAGAAGGTCGCTGAACTGCGACGCCTGTTCGCGCCCGCTGTGGCGCGGCTTCAGCAAGCCCAGTAATGCGCGACGGCCCCCGGTGGGCGGGGGCCGCGCTGACAACCCTACGAGAAGGGAAAGTCTGGTGTTCACCAAGTCTACTGCACGGCGTCATCGCCGTGTGATCACCCCGGACGGTGCTCCGGTGGTCGAGGAGTCGCGTCCGTCGCGGTTGCGTGCTGTGGCGCAGGTGGTGCGCCGTCAGGACGACGACGCGACCGAGCTGCTGCCCATCTACCGGCCGCACAACGCGCAGCCGCAGGATCTGCAGGGCGTCGGGCGGATGCCGTTCGCGGATCGGCTGGGGATGGGTCGGCCGATGCCGTTGCGGCCGTCGCTGGTGAGGGGTTTCGTGCAGATCGGTTTCCAGATGATTGCCCGTGACCTGGACCAGCTCGTGCAGGTGCTTTCGTCGGGCTGGCGGAAGCTGGCCGTGGAGAACGACGAGCGGATGGCGCGGATTGATGCCCGCCTGGCGCGGATGGTGGCGCGGCAGCACGAGTGGGCTGCGGCTGAGGACGGCCGGGTGCTGGCGGAGGCGTACGCGGAGGGCGGCACGGAGCAGGTGGCGATGTTGACGCCGTCGCTGCTGGCTCAGATGGACGCGCGGGCGAAGGCCGGAACGGCGGTGGCGTCATGAACATCGACACGCCCCAGGTCGCAACGAGGCAGCCCATGCCGAACATCGGCAGGTGGCGTGCGCCCGAGAGGATCCGCGCCGGATGGCAGGTGTTCGACATCGGCCAGTGGCAGAAGGATGGCGTTGAGTCGTGGCGCACGGTGGCCCATGCTCTCCAGATCAAAGGGCCGATCGCAGTCGCGCATCTGCGATTCGACGACGACAGTACGGTCGGGGTTCCGGTCGGCGACGGCTACGAGCTGTTCACTCGCACTACGAGTGAGGCTGAGCGCGCGAGGGCGGTGGCGTCATGACCACTCGCGGAGAGTTCATCACGGGCCTGCGTGACCTGGCCGACTTCCTGACCGTCAACCCCGACGTTCCCGTGCCCGCCTATCGCTGCCAGATCCAGGTCAGCGCATCCGGCCACTGCGACACCGACGACGAGAAGCGCTCGTTCGTGGATCGGGCCGCGCTGGCCATGGGCGCCGAGCCGCATGACCCCTACGGCGATGGCGAGCACTGGGAGGCGGGTCTGCACTTCGGGCCCCTCTACTACTTCGCGATCGCGATCACCAAGGCGCAGATGGAGGACTTCCGGGAGGAGACGCGCCTCGGCCGGGAGGCTCTGGCGGCGCGGAAGTCGATCGAGGCCGAGGCGGCCGAGGTGTACGACGCGGACCGGCTGCACTCCGGCGAGAAGGTCACGATCCACACCGCGGACCGTTTCGACGGCCTGGACGGCGAGATCGTGCAGCCGGACGAGGAGGGCGGGTTCGAGGTCGCGTTGCCCGCGTGGAACGGCGCGATCCGGCACTTCGAGGCGTCGGAGCTGACGCGGCGGCCGGTGCTCGCCGGAGGTGCGTCGTGATCGCCGCTGGTATCCGTCCCGGTACGGCCACTCGCCGGCCCGGCGCCCGGCACATCGGCCAGTGGGTGCAGGCGGCCGACCTGCGCCCAGGGATGCACGTGCGCGACACGGACGGCCGCTGGGGCGTGGTCGCTGCGGAGCCGGTCCTGGCACGCCTGGGGAAGGTCGCCGTCCCCATGTGGCTGCCCTACCACCTGGTCATCGACGCGGCGTCCGACCTGGAACCCGAGTGGTGGTCGTGGGGGTGGAAGCGCCTTGCCTGGTGCCGCACACCCGAGCAGCAGAGGCAATACGTCGAGGCCGTCACGAGGGCGGCAGAGCAGAAGGAGGGGGAGAAGTGACGGAACTGGAACTGCGCCGGCCCGAGCTGCCGACGGCGGCCGACATGAACGCCGCCGCGCTGTACGCCGAGCGGCTGGCCAACTCGGGGCTGCTGCCCAAGGCCTACTTCAAGCAGCCCGCGAACGTCCTGTACGCCATCGAGTACGGCCGGATGATCGGCCTTGCGCCGATGGCCGCGATCACCGGCGTGCATGTGATCGAAGGCAAACCGTCCGCCTCGGCCGCGCTGATCTCCGCGCTGGTGCGCCGGGCCGGACACAAGCTGCGCGTGCGCGGCGACGCCAAGGCCGCCACCTGCAAGATCGTGCGCGCTGACGACCCCGACTTCACGTTCGAAGTCACGTACACGATCGAGGACGCGCGCTCGGCGAAGCTGACGAACAAGGAGGTGTGGCAGAAGTACCCGGCGTCGATGCTCAAGGCCCGCGCCATCACCCAGTGTGCGCGCGACGCCTGCGAGGAAGCCCTGATGGGCATGCATTACACCCCGGAGGAGCTGGGTGCCGAGGTCGATGAGGACGGCGAACTGCTTACACCGCAGGACGCTGCCGAGGCGGTGGTGCGCAAAGAGCAGCGGGAGCGCCAGTACGTGGACGCCGCGCCCCGGAACCCGATCGACCCGGACTTCGAGCTCGCCCCGATGCCCGGCAGCGCGTCGTCGCGGCCGGCGACGGATGCGCAGCTGACGAAGCTGGTGATCCTGGTCGCCGAGAAGCGCGGTATCGAGGGCAACGATCCGGTGAATCGGGCGCTGCGGCTGGAGGTGCTGGGCGATCAGGTGGGCCGGAAGCTGGCCAGCGGCCGGGATCTGACGTTGCGTGAGGCCTCCGACCTGATCGAGCGGATGACGTTGGAGCCGAACTACGTGGCCGATGCGGAGGTCGTGGAGGACCCGGAGCAGTCGGCGCAGGCTGAGGCCGCCCGGCTGGCCGCGACGGACCCGGAGTCGGATCCGGAGCGGGTGGAGGCGGATCTGCGGGACCTGATCGAGTCGGCCGGGACGCCTGTGGAGCTCGCGGAGGCGCGGCGTCAGGCGGCTGCGGCGTTGACGGCTGGTGCGATCGGCGGGGCGGCGGCGAAGCGGTTGCGGGAGGCGGGTGGCCACAAGGAGGACGCGCTGAAGGCAGACGCCGCCTGGTCGCGGGGCGTGTCCCGGCAGATGGATGCACCGCAGGAGGCTGCGGCATGACGCGCGAGGACCTGGCGAAGCTGATCGGCGAGAACGTCGCCGCCGAGCGCACGAAGCGGTTCAAGCAGTCCGGTGCGCTCGCCGAGCAGATCGGCATCTCCCGCGCCGCCATGTCGATGATCGAGCACGGAAACCGGCTCGTGTCGCTGGACGTGCTGCTACGGCTCGCCAAGGCGATCGGCTGCCCAGTCACTGCGCTACTGACGGGCGCATTCAATGATGACGAGCAGTACCAGCAGGGCTACGTGGACGGGTGGGCGGCGTGCGCGTCGGAGATCGACTCGCATCTGACGTGGTCGCCGCTGCACATGCCGCCCGTGCCGAAGCCCGTCGAGGCCGAGTCGGTGCCGTCGTGAGCGCGCTCCTGTCGCAGCTGCTGCGTGACGGCCTGTGGCTCGCCGCCTGCATGCTCGCCGTCGCCGCCGTGCTCGGCGTCCTGACACTGGCGACGTACGCGGTCCACACCTGGGTCCTGCGCCCGTTCACCGCCCCGCCCGCGCGGGCGGACGCCCCCGGCTTCCCGCCCGGCCCATCGCGCGCCGAGCAGGCCGAGGCCATCCGGAACCTGTGCGCCACCTCGGAGCCGTACGTGTACGCCCGCCTGTACGCGCACGAGGCGGAACTGTCGCACCTGGCCGAGCTGCTGCTGGAGCTCGACGACATGTCGCCGATGCCGGACGACGACACCGGGACGTGGCGCACCGTCGCCGAATGACCAACGGGCGCGCCGCGCCTTCCACTCGCGGCGCGCCCTACCAACCACTTTCCCAGAAGGACATTCCCATGGACATCGTTGTGAACGTCGACGCCTCCCAGATCGACCTGAACGAATACATCAGCGCCTACTACGACGAGGACGGCGACCGCATCGGTGGCCGCACCGTCGCCGATGCCGTCGTCGCGGCGCTCGTCAACCAGGCCGCGAAGGGCGACTACTCCGACTCGCTGAAGCAGCGCGTGAAGGACATCCGCGACGAGGAGATCCGCAAGGCCATCGCCCCCACCCTCGCGGAGGCCATCGCCACGCCGATCGTGAAGACGAACAGCTACGGCGAGCCGATCGGCAAGGAGACCACTCTCCGGGAGCTGATCCTCGAGGAGGCCCGGAAGATCTGGGAGCAGCCGGTCGACCGGTACTCGCGAGAGAAGGGCACGCACCTCCAGGCGGCGATCCGCAAGGCGGTCATGGAGGCGTTCCAGGCGGAGCTCGCCGAGGCCGTGAAGGTGGCCCGCGAGGTGGTCGCCCATGAGATCGGCGGATCGATCGCCGACGTGGTGACGAAGGCCGTGAAGACCGGCCTGTCCACGCGCTGACTTGGCTGCCGTCGACTCTCCTCCGGCGGCAGCCCCCCGAAACGCCGGTGTCCCGCCGCGCACGAACCGTGGCGGGACACCGGACACCAACCAACCTAAGGATCCCCTCGTGTCTTGCATTCATGTCACCACCCAGGACCAGCTCGACGAGGCGCTCAGCAGCGCCGGGCGCGGCGCCTGTATCCACCTGGACGGGGATGGCGAGTTTGAGATCTCGTCGTCCGGCTCGGCCAGCGTGAGCGCGTCCGGCTCGGCCAGCGTGAGCGCGTACGACTCGGCCAGCGTGAGCGCGTCCGGCTCGGCCAGCGTGAGCGCGTCCGGCTCGGCCAGCGTGCGCGCGTACGGCTCGGCCAGCGTGCGCGCGTACGACTCGGCCAGCGTGCGCGCGTACGGCTCGGCCAGCGTGAGCGCGTCCGGCTCGGCCAGCGTGCGCGCGTACGGCTCGGCCAGCGTGCGCGCGTACGACTCGGCCAGCGTGCGCGCGTACGGCTCGGCCAGCGTGCGCGCGTACGGCTCGGCCAGCGTGAGCGCGTACGACTCGGCCAGCGTGAGCGCGTACGGCTCGGCCAGCGTGAGCGCGTCCGGCTCGGCCAGCGTGAGCGCGTCCGGCTCGGCCAGCGTGCGCGCGTACGGCTCGGCCAGCGTGAGCGCCGCCAAATACGTCGCCGTCCACAAGCACTCCCCGAACACCACCACCACCGGCGGCGTCGTCATCGAACCCAAGCCCATGACCGACCCCACCGCAACCGACTGGGCCGAGTACTACGGCCTCGACGTCACCGAGGGAATCGTCACCGTCTACAAGGGCGTCAACGACCAGTACACGACCTCCCGCGGCGCGGACTACTCACCGGGCGCCACGCCGGCCGCTGCCGACTGGAAGCCGACGCAGGCGTGCGGGAACGGTCTGCACTTCAGCCCGAGTCCGGGCCACACGTTCGACTACAACCCGGCCGCGACCCGGTTCCTGGCGTGCCCTGTGCGGCTCGCGGAGCTCGTTGTGATCGGCGACAAGGTGAAGGCGCCGCGTGTCGAGGCGCCGGGTTGCGTCGAGGTGGACCTGATGGGCCGCCCGGTGACGCGCCTGGAGACGGCGGAGTCGAAGTCCGGGAAGTAGCCCACCCTTGTTCGCCCGCTGCCGTCGTTGGCCGCACTCCAGCGACGGTAGCGGGCCACCAGCCAGAAAGGAGGCGACATGACGAAGCGTCGCCGTGGCCGGAAGGCCAAGTCCACCGCCGCCGAGAACCGGCGCCTGAAGACCGCACGCAACCAGCGCTCGGCCGAGGTCGCCGAACGCAACGACTGGTCCCTCACCGCACACCGCAGGCGCGCGAAGGGCCGCGACACCGGGGAGGCGCCGTGACCTACGTGACCGATGCCGAACTCGGCCAGCTCCTCGCCGACCTCGACCAGCTCATCGACCCCGCACCCGAGACCGTCCGCGCCATCGCCCTCGAACTGAGGCAGAAGCGGCGGCAGCTCAACCAGATCACCGACGAACACAACCGGCTCGGCGTCGCCGCCGCCAAGGCCGAGGGAATCCTGCACGCGGCGATCAAGGAGGCAGTGAAGTGAACGAGTTCACGCCGGTCACCGTCGAGGAGGTGGCCGCGATCCTGCGGAAGACGAAGCTGCGCGAGTCCAAGCCGCTCCCGTGCGAGCCGACCCGCATCATCCCGCCGCGCACGCCCGGCTGGACCGTACACCAGGACGACCACACCACCGTGCAGGTGTCCTGGCACGGCCAGCGCGAGCGGTACGTCCATGAGCGCCTCGACCGGTGCATCGAAGCCCTCGAGGCCGCGGGCCTGAACGTGTATGGCATGGCAGACGCGCCGCGGTTCTGGCTCGACGTGTTCCGGCGGTCGGAGGTGGGCGAGTGAGCGGCTGGACACCCTGGCGACGGGACAGCAGGCGACTGCCCGGCTCGCTGTGCGACGAGACGCCCCAGCCGACCCCAGAGCGCACCCCAGGCGACCGGTCCCGCTGCGCCACCTGCGCCGGGCCGATCACCTGGAACACCAGTCACATGTGGGGCGACCGCTGGACCCACGACGGCCTCACCGAGGCCGCCGCCGACCACGAGCCATCGCCCGCCGAGGCCGGGAAGTGGCAGCCCCGCGACGACAGCGAATACGACCAGGCCCAGCCGACCGGGTTCGTCGAGTTCGAAGGCGAGTTCAGCGAGCAAGAGGCCAGATTCCTGCGGGCACGATTCTTCGCCGCCTGCCAGCCGACGCCCGTCACCGCCGCCGTCCAGGAGGAGATCGCCCGCCTCCTACTCGAACGCGACACCGAAACCCAACGCGCCAACGAGGCTGAAGCCAAGCTCGCCGCCGCCAAGGCGCGCATCCGCGGCCTCGAGGACACCGTCCGCGCCTACGCCACCCGCGACGGCAACACCCTCGAGCAGCCCCGCGTCCGGTCCCTGCCCGCACCCGGACCACTCCGCATCGCCGACGACGAACTACTGATCCAGCCGTACGGGACGGAGACCGCGGGATGAGCCGGCCAAGGCTGCTCGACCTCTTCTGCAAGCAGGGCGGTGCCGGCAAGGGCTACCACGACGCCGGCTTCGAAGTCGTCGGAGTCGACATCGAACCCCAACCCCGCTACCCGTTCGAGTTCCACCAGGGCGACGCCCTCGAATACCTCGCCGAGCACTGGCGCGAGTTCGACGCTGTACACGGCAGCCCCGTCTGCAAGCGGTACTCCAGCGCGACGCCGGTCCACCGCCGCGATGGCCACCCAGACCAGATCGGGCCGCTGCGCAGCCTGCTGGAGGCCACCACGATTCCGTGGGTCATCGAGAACGTCCCGGGCGCCCCGCTGCGGCCCGACATCATCCTGTGCGGGTGCATCGCGGGGCTGCCCGAGCTCAAGCGCGAACGCTGGTTCGAGACCTCCTGGTGCGCCTTCCAGGTCCGGGCCGCCTGCTGGCACCCCATCACGCCGATCACAGTGGCCGGCCACGGCGAGCCGTCAGGGCCGCGCATGGCCCGCGGCGAGGTCGCCACGAAGGCCGACTGGGAGCGAGCCATGGGGATCGACTGGATGACCCGTGACGGCCTAGCCCAGGCGATCCCGCCCGCCTACACGCGCGTGGTCGGGGCGCACCTGCTCGAGCAGCTCGCCGCCCGCGCCGCCTCGGCCGCCCTGTAGCCGTCCCGACACCACCGAACGAACGAAGGAGCGACCGCGTGAGCCTCGAAGCGATGGCCTGGGTCCTGAACGACGCACCCGGACTGCCGGCGAACGCTTTCGGCACGCTGATGGGGCTTGCCAATCACGCGGACCATCAAGGCCGCGGTGTATTCATCGCTCAGGCGACTCTAAGCCGTTATGCGCGAAAGACGGATAGGCAGGTTCGCAGGGATCTGGCGGAGCTGGAAAAGCTCAATCTGATTCGTCGGGGAGATCAGCGATTGGTCGCGCACCTGCCTCCGATGAAGCGTCCGATCGTCTGGGACCTCGCATTGGAACTGCGCGAAACGGTCGATTCTGACCGGACGCCTACGACCGGTCATGGAAGTCCGGCCGGACATGCACGACCGGTCACCGACGTCCGACCGGACATCTACGACCGGTCATACACGGCAGCGAGACCGGACGCACACGTCCTACAAACCGTCATTGAACCAACTACTCCTACAGCTGAAGTACGTAGGGGTGAGGGAGGCACCGCGCCGCGCAAGCGCGCGACGCCACCCGCCCGCGGCACCCGCATCCCCGACGACTTCCGCCTCACCCGCGAAATGGTCGCATGGGGAGAAGAGAACTTCCCGAACGTCAACGGCGAAAAAGAGACCGCCAAGTTCATCGACCATTTCCGGGCCGCGACCGGAACCAACGCCGTGAAACGGGATTGGCCCGCGACTTGGCGCAATTGGATCCGCCGCGCCGAGAAGGACTACCCGCAATCCGTAGGCGCACGCGCCGCCGCAATGACGCCGGCCACCAGCGACCTGCGCGCCGCCCAGGCCCAAGCCTCCCTCCAAGAGCTCAAGGCCGACCTCGCACGCGGCGGACCCTTCCCCCGCAACGGCGCGCCCATCGAACTCAGCCCCGCCGTCTTCCGAGAGATCGAACCATGAGCATGACCCTCGACGACATCAGCGACCTCCTGACCTTCGCCGCCGCCTCCGACAAGCGCAGCGTCGGCAAGCTCGACATCGCGTTCTGGCACCAGGCCGTCGGCGACCTCGACTTCGAAGCCTGCGCGCAAGCCGTCGTCCGCCACTACTCGACCTCGACCGCCTACCTGATGCCCGTGCACATCCGCGCCCTCGTCGCCGACCAGGAGCGCCTGCCCGCCGCCATCGCGTACGCCGAGCCCGAGCACATCCCCGAGGCCCCGGCCGCGCGCAACCAGCGGCCCGACGAGACGCGCGCGCAGTGGATGGCGCGGCTGCAAACCCAGAACGCCGACTGGTACCGCAAGCACAACCTCCACCGCGACGCCACCGACGCAGAGGTGCGCGCCGCCGAGGGCAGCACCGGCCGGCGCAGCAAGCCGTGGACGCCGCACGACGCCGCGTGACTGTCGCGATCAACACCGACCCTGACTGGAACCCCCACCACGCCATCGAAGCCTGACCTGACCCCGCAAACGGAGGAACCATGACCGAGCCCTACTTCGACGACGGCACCGTCACCCTCTACCACGGCGACTGCCGCGAAATCGTGCCCGAACTCGCCATCACCGCCGACCTGATCGTCACCGACCCGCCCTACGGCGAGACGAGCCTGCCATGGGACCGGTGGGTCGACGAATGGCTCGACACCGCCGTCGCCGCCAGCCGCTCCATGTGGTGCTTCGGCTCCATGCGCATGTTCCTCGACTGGCGCGACCAGTTCACCGGCCGCGGCTGGAAACTCTCCCAAGACATCGTGTGGGAGAAGCCGATCGGCACAAGCCTCGCCGCCGACCGGTTCCGCCGCATCCACGAACACGCCCTGCACTGGTACCAGGGCGCATGGGCCAGCGTGCACCACGAGACCCCGCGCGAAGCGTGGCACGGCGCGAACAACGGCCGCCGATCCAAGGGCGGCAGCAAAGGTGCCCACCTCGGGGAAGCCGCCACACGGCAATACGCCGACGACGGGATGCGGCTGACGCGTTCGATCATCAAGGCCGCGAACATGCGCCAGCGCTCAATCCACCCGACAGAGAAGCCGGTCGGCATCCTCGACCCGCTCATCCGCTACGGCTGCCCGGAGGGCGGCGTCGTCCTGGACCTGTTCGCCGGATCCGGCTCAACCCTCGAAGCCGCCCGCGGCAGTGGCCGGCGCGCCATCGGCATCGAGATCGACGAACAGCAGATCGAGAAAGCCGCCCGACGGCTCGCGCAGGGAGTTCTCGCATGACCGCCTCGTTCCCGCACCGTCACGTCGACGACGGCACCGGACACTGCGCACTCTGCGGCAGGCCAATGTGACCCGCCGCCTGATCAGCTGCCGCAGCTGTGGACGCACCCGCCCCTGCCACGCCTACGACCTCTGCAGCCCCTGCTACGACCGGGGCAGTTACCACGGCACACCCGGCGACCCCCCGCCACCACGCCACGGCCGATACGCCGCCTGCGACGAAGCCGCGATCCACCGCGCTGTCGCAGGCTGGCGCGGCGACCTCACCGCCCCCGAACGCGCCGCCGCCATCCGCGAACTCTCCGGCCGCGGCCTCACCCGCCGCCAGATCGCCGACCTCATCGGCTGCTGCCACCGCACCGTCGAACGCCACCTCGCCGACAAGGAGCACACACCGTGACCATCACCGACACCGAGCCCCGGCAGACCTTCCGCGCCTGCCCCCTCAACCCGATCGAACTCTCGATCGTGCGCCACCTCGCCGACGGCGACACCCGAGCCCAAACAGCCCGCGCCGTAGGCCTCCAGCCCATGTCCATGAACACCACCGTCAGCCGCATCTTCAACCGCGTCGGCGCCGTCTCGGCCACGAACCTCGTCGCCATCGCCCTGCGCAACGGGTGGATCCGATGACCGCCGTCCCCGACCTGTCCGCCGGCACCTGCCGCCAGGTCCCCCTGCGCCTGCTGCCGGACTTCTTCCCCGACCGCGGCCAGTCCGCCGAGCCCGCCAAGCGCGTGTGCCACCGCTGCCCCGTCGAGGCCGCCTGCCTCGCGTGGGCGATCGAAAGGAAGATCGACGACGGGGTGATGGGCGGCCTGTCGAAGGACGAGCGGCGCGAGATCCGACGCGACGCCCGCGCGAAGGCCGCACAGGGCGCCTGAGACGCCCGCACACCCCGGACGGCACCGGGGGCCCGGGCCGCCTGAAACCCCGCCAGATTCGAGCAGAGCCCGCCTCCCGGGGCCACACAGCCACACACCGACGACTGACCACCGACCGAAGGACAACACATGACACCCGAACGACTCGCCGAAATCCGTGAGAGCGAGAACGCCACGCGCCCCGGCCCATGGACGCTGCACGACGCACTCGAAGGCGACGGCTTCCCCGGAAACCTCTGGACCGTCGCCACCGACGAAAGCACCGAAGAGGGCTACGAGGTCGTCATCAGCATCGGAGACCGCGCGGTCGGCGCATTCATCGAGATGGCGCGCACTGCCATCCCGGAACTGCTGGCGTACGTGAAAGAACTCCGCACCGAAAGCGCGGCCCGACTCGCCCTACTCGAACAAGCCGCCGACGACGGCAACGCGGCCGTGGACCAGCGGGATCAGGCGCTGGCCGAACGCGACCAAGCACGCGACACAGCCAGCCGCGCCTACCACCTGTGGCTGTCACCGACCGTGCGAAACCTCGTCGGCAAGAACGACGAGATCGCGAGCAAGACCGCCGAAGCGCTCGGCCTGCCCGCGCTGCCCGGCTGGCTTACCGACACCCTCGAGGAGCAGCCGTGACCGACCACGACACCACCGCAGCAGGGCGCGTACAGGCCTACCTCGACGCCGCCGACCACCAGTGTGCCGTGATGCGCATGGAACTGTCCGACGTCATCGCCTGGGTCTCCCCGCTCGGCCGCGAAACCGAATGGCTCAAGGTGGCAGACCTCCGCGCCGTCCTCGCCGAACACCGGCAGATGCGCGACGAACTCGCAGCGCACGCCGAACGCGAGTCCGCCGACGCGGCGGCCGGAAGCTACGCCGCACGAGCAGAACGCGCGGAAGCCGAACGCGATAACGCCTACCGCTCAATCCTGCTCATCGCCCAATCCCTCGCCAGCCTCGCCACATTCGAACTCACCCGCGACCCCGACAGCACCGCCTGGAACATCGTCAACGCCAGCGCGCAGACACTCCTCGCCGCCGGACGGACAAGCCTTGTCGGGGGATGGCAGCCGGCAGACGAGGCCTCGGCTCAACGCGACCTCAACTTACCGCAGGGTCAGGAATGAGACTGCCCGCCGACCCTGACGCGCCGATCGGGCTCGTGCCCACGGCGCGCGGCCTGGATTGGCTGCGTGACCAGCGGCGACCCGTGACGATGGGAGACAACACGATGACGATGACGACACCCGACACGACCACGCAAGGTCAGGGTGCGGATATCCTGCCGCTGCGGCCGCCCGCCGGGATCCCCGTCCACGACGAGCGCCCGCTGCCGCTGCCGCAATTCGGGCGGCGCGAGGCGCTGCGGCTCGCGGTCGAACACCACGAGGGCAGGCGATCCAGCGACGCCGCCGTGCTGGAGACCGCGCACCGGTTTGCCGAGTTCATCCGCAACGGCGAGATCAGCGCTTACACCCGTAGCGACTGACTGCGGCCGGTTCGCCCCGGTCCACCTCGACCGCCACGGCCAGCCCGGCAGCGAGCGCCGCGAGCGTCCCCACCAGGACGCCCAGCGGCGCTCCGTCATTCCATGCAGCAAACCCGAACCCGGCCAGGGCGAGCAGCGAGAACAGCACGAACAAGCGCACCGGGACCGTAGCGAACACGACGCTCACCCCTCCCGGTTGAACACGAGCTGATACGCAGCGGTGCCCCACACGGCGACCGCGGCGAGGAACGCGAGGACCGCGTACCCGCTGCCGGTCGCCGCCGCCGTTCCCGCCGCGGCCAAACCGGTGCAGCCGGAGGTCATGAACGCGATCGGCCACGGATTGCGCTCACGCGGCACGGGGGCGGGTGTGTCGGCCGCGACGGGCGGCGCGGGGATCCGGACGTGGATCGAGCCGCCATCGCCCGCCAGCGGGGCCGTGGCGGGCGCGTGCAGCACGATCGGGCGCTGCGCCCGCTCCAACTCCGCCGCGGCACGCAGCAGGCCTTGCAACTGGCTGAGTGTCAGCGACGGCTCGGCCCCGGCCGGCGTCTGCTCGCTGCGGGTGGTGATCTCGTTCACGGTGCTCCCTAGGTGAAGTGAAGTGAGGCCTGCAGGCGCCCGCGAAACCCCGTCTCCGGGGCTCCGCGAACGCCTGTTCTAACCCGCGCCGGTCGGCTAACTCGGATCATTCGCCCTGACCAGCGCATATGTAAAATCGTTGATCTAGTTAAGTGACGGAACTAACTCCGATCGCGTGATCTAACTCGCGATCAACCCTCGTTCCGTGCCCGCTCGTCCAGCGCCATGCGCACCGCGGCCGGATCCAGCGGCCACTTATTGCCAGTCGACGGCACCTTCACCCCGAGCTCCGCCAGCCGCCCGACGAGCTCCTTGCCCGTCAGGTTCCTGTACGCCGGCCACGACGGCGCCAGCGCACGCAGCATCCGCGGCACATCCGCGATCGGCACCGACTCCACCGCCCCGGCCAGCACCTCGCCCAGGTCCGCGAGCAGATCCCGCGACACCGCGCGCTCAGGGGCCGCGAGCAGCGACGCATCCCAGTCGGCCACCGCCTCCACCGCCCGGTCGATCAGCGGCGTCAACTCGTCCAACTCACGAGTGATCGAGATGAAGTGGACCTGCGTCAACTCGCTGCGCTGCCCACTGAGGCCCTTCGCCAGGCACACCCCGCGGTCCGTGCCCGGCAGCAGCTCCGTCGCCCGATGCCCGCCGCGGTAGGCGCCCTGGCCGAGCAGCGCATCATTCGCCACATGGTCACCGACCGCGAACGCGAGCCCGTTCGAGCAGTTCCGGGTCACGTCCCGAGGGATCGAGTCCTTCGTCGGGGCCTGCGTCGAGACGATCTGGTGCACCGCCCGCTTCCGACCCAGGCGCACGTTCTCCACCGTCAGACGGGAGATGTCCTTGCCGAACTTCGGATGCTGGAACGCGACATGCGCCTCCTCCAACAACGTGATCAACGGCCGAAGCCGCCGGTCCGCATCCGCGATCCGCCGCGTCACCTCAGGCTCCTCCATATCCGTCAGCAACCGGCCGCGCGCCTGAATCTCCTCATGCAGCAACTCGCACGCCTCCAGAATCTCGGCGACGAACTCCTCCTCAGCGCCCATCACGTAATGCGAGCAGCGCCGCTTGAACAACTCGAAGTCGAAGTTCGCGTCCGGCACCCAAATCCGCAGCTCACACGACGGATCCAGCGCCGCACCCGCCATCAGCACGCGCGCCGCCGACGACTTGCCCTGACCAGGCATCCCGCCGACGATCGTGTTCCTGCCGTTGACCGGCGCGGTGATCAGATCCCCGCGCAGCGTCCGACCCAGCGGGAAGCCCTTGAAGAAATCCGCCCGCCCCTCATCCAGCAGCGGGTACGGTCCCGCGCCCTCCTCGAGGCGGCCCTTGTCCGCGATCCACAGCTTCAGGATCCCCGCCTCGGAGCCGACCGACGGGAACACCTCCTTCGACGCCCGATGCAGGCTCGTGGCCAGGTCGGTGCGCCGCTTCGCGACCTTCTCCGCCGACACGCCGCCCGGCAGCCGCAGCTCCGCGTACGTGCCCCGCCCGTCCTCCCTGGCGGGCACCAGGTACTGCAACGGCATCCCCTTCTTCAGGTGCTCGGTCACGCCCTGGATCCGCAGCGCCTTGACCGCGAGCGTGATCGTCCGCTCGTCGATGACCAGGTCATCGCCATCGCTCGAGGTCACCAGCCACGCGGGCACCTCCGCGCTCTTGCGGCCCGCAGTCCACAGGCCGTAGGCGACCAGGAACGGCAGCGCCCACCGGCCGTAATGCCACCCGTCCCCGGCCAGCGCCATCACCGTCTGCACCGCGTGCGCGACATCCATCAGCGGGCGCATCGGCGACGCATGCGTCCCGGCGACCGACAGGACGACGCCGAGGAAGAACAGGCCGACCGCCCCGTACACCAGGGCTTTCGCCGCGGTAATGGGGGCGTGGAGCATGGCCATGCGCCGCTTGTGGCGTGCTTCGCGGTGGTGTTCGGCGCGCTGCTCCCAGTGCTTGGCGAGCTCATGGTCCCCGGTGGATTCGGCCAGGCGCAGCATCCGTTCGTGCCGGGCCGCGGTGCGCGCGTCCCACGAGCGTTTCGCGACGACCTTCCCGCCTGCGATCAAATAGGCGCCGTGCCGGGCGACGGTCTTCGTGCGCTCGTGGGTGGCGGCCTTGCGGATCGTGGTGCGCACCCGGCGGCGCGGTTCGGGGCGTTCCGGCTTCTCGGCGGCGTGCGGCGGGGCGTCATCGATCGGCGCCCGCGGCGAGGGAATCCGCACCGTACGGGTCGCGTCGGTCTCTGCCATCGACTCTCAGTCCCTGCCGCGCTTCGCGCCGCTGCCGCCGGGCTGCTTGCCGGGGTCGCGCACGATGATCGTGGTCTCGAAGTCCCGGTAGTCCGCCGGGAGCTTGAAGCCGGTCTCAACCAAGTCCTCGTCGCGGTCCTTCTTCGCCATGTTCGTGATCTCCTTCGATGTCAGATGGTGGTGCCGTTGGCGTGTTCGATCTGGTCGGTTTCTGTCCGCTCCAATGCGGTCTCCTCGCCGGTCTTCTGCTCGGCGAGGTAGCGGCGGATCGTGCGGTCGGACAACTTCAGCCGCTTCGCCATCTCGGCGACGGTCATGTCCGGGTACCTGTCCGCGCACGCCGCGACCCGCTGCTCGTTCGTCATACGGGGCCTGCCGCCACGTTTCGAGGCACTGTCCGCACCGTCCGCCTGCCCGGCGGCGTCCTCCGGACTGTCCGCTTCCACGTCCGGCACTTCAGGCCCCGGATTGGTGGCCTGACCTGCGGGTGCCGGTTGTGCCGCCTGCGGGGAAGTGGACATCAAAGCAGCCGCCGACATGACCATCAGGCCGTCCACCGCGAGCGGACCGATAACGACGGTGACGCGCGGCTCGCCGTAGTGCGCGAGCAGCCCGGCGAGATGGAGATACGAGACGATGGCCGCCGTCCCCGCGACGGGCAGCAGGCCCCCGAATCGCAGGAGGATCATGCGCCAGCCGCGGCGCCAGGCGACACGGGCGAGCATCTCGATGCCGACGAATAGTGCCACTGGCCAGAACGCGGCGAATGCGATGGCGCCGGTCGGCGGCTGCCACCCGGCGGGGGCGTGTGCGGGTGGCACGAAGCTGTGGGCGATGTTCGCGGCGATGGACACGAGGGCGCCGAGCATTGTGCCGGCGTATGCCCAGCCGCGGCCGATGGGCGTGGTGGTCAGGGTGGTGCTCGCTTCGCCGGACATGGCGCGCGGGTCCCTTCGTGGAAGCAGCGGACTGTCTTAGGTACAATGTAAGGGATCCACTTACATGATTGCCACGTCTAGACTCCATGCCCATGGCTGATGAGGGGATTGAGCGCAAGTTGGAGCTGCTGCGGTCGATTCCCGACCCTGCCGAGCGTGCGAAGGCCGCGCAGGAGCTCGCGGTGCGTGCGAAGGAACTGCGCCGCGAAGTCGCTCTCGCCCGCCACGAGGCGGTCAAGGAACTGCGCGAGACCGTGGACGACGAGCATCCCGACGGGTGGTCGCACACTGATGTGGCGCGGCTGCTCGGTGTCGAGCGCGGGACGGCTCAGTACATCGCGGAGGGGCGAGGACTTGGCAGAGACCGTTCAGATGGAGAGGCGTGACATGGCGAAGGAACTGCGCAGGATCGAGTTCTCGGTCACCACGCGCGACTGGGACGACCTGCCCGACGGAATGTACGCCGACGATGTCGTAGGCGAGCTGCGCGAGGCCATGGCGAAGGCTGGCGCAGCGTGGTACCGCGAACGCGGCCACCCGCTGCTCGCATACGCACCCGACTTCGTCTATGACGAGCAGGCCTTACATGGACATTGTCGAGTTCCTGACCGCGCAACTGGACACCGACCAGGCGCGCGCCGAAGCAGCGCGGCCCGGCCCGTGGTTCGCGAGCGGGGGAGTCCTGTCGGCAGCAGCTGGGGAATACCGAGACGACATCGGTGAGATCTGGGACCCGAACAACGACCACGGCGACGACGAGGCCACGGCCGCGCACATCGCCCGCCACGACCCGGCCCGTGTGCTCGCCGACATCGCGGCCAAGCGGAAGCTGCTCGACCTTGCCGCCGAGATGGCGGCCGTCGATCGCTGGACCGAGGCCGAGACCATTCGACGCTGCGTCGCCGCCCCGTACGCGGACCGGCCCGGCTTCAACCCGTCCTGGCGCGTCGAGGCGTAGCCTGGTCCCTGCGTACGCGCACCGCCCCCCCCCCCGCGGTGCACACGGCCCGCGCCACCCCCCTCGGCGCGGGCCGTTTCGCTGCCACCCACTCGAACACCAGTGCGGATACCATAGAACCGCCAGCCCCACCAACGAGAGGGAGCCCAGCGTGTTCGGACCCGACACCCCCGCCGGCCAACACCCGCTCCTCGCCCGCGTCCAACGCCTGCACGGCCACGCCCGCCGCCGCCATCAGTGCGACTTCAACGAGCTCGAACGCGACCTCGAAGCGTTGGACGGCGAGCTGCGCGCGGTCCTCGCGCACTGCCAGCCCTGCGGCGACCGCCCGGCCGCCGTCACCGTCACCGCAACCCTGGAAGGACAGCCCATGTCCAGCTTCGCCCCCGGCGCCACCATCACCTTCACCGCCGTGTCCGACAACGCCGAGCAGCAGCCCGTCGCCGACACGTACACGTGGGCGACCACGGCCGGGACGATCGTGTCCGGCGCCGACTCGACCACGATCACGATCTCGGACGCGCCGCTCGGCGACGTGACCGTGACCGCCACCGACCCGGCCGGACTCGCGGGTTCGGTCACCGTCACGGTCGCCGACCAGACCCCGGCCAGCGTCACCGTCACCGCCGCCTGACGCGCCACCAGCTTCCCGGCAGCCTCGGCCGGGACGGCGCGCCGTGCCGCCGACGATGCACGGCACCCCAACCACCTCCGAGCCCTCGACGGAGAACCGATGCGTCCTCAGACATGGCGAGCGAAAATCTACCGAGATGACAACGGCAACTGGCGCACGATGATCCACGCACGTGGCTGGACCACGCGCTACCGGCAGCACTTTTCCTGGCGCGATGCGGTCGACTACGCGCATCAGGAGATCGGCCGCCTTCGAGCGTTCGTTGAGAAGGGTGCCTGATGCCCCGTTACTGGCTCGTCTGGTTCGTCGTCACGTTCCCGCTCGGGTTCCTCATCCCCGAGACCTGGGCGCTCGTTACTGGGCACCCGGAACGCACCCTGTCCGCCGCGATCTGGCGGCTCGAACAGTTGACGCCCGGCCAGCCGATCGGACACTGGACCGCGTTCCACCTGCTGTTCATCGGGATGCTCGGACTTCTGTTCGTGTGGCTGATCTTCCACTTCGCGCTCGGCTGGTGGCGATGAACCGCGAGCAGCAGGTCATCGCGATCCTGGTTGATCGCCTCGGCGGCGAAGTCACCATTGCCGAACACGAGATAGCAGCGGCCGACCTTGAGATGGTGAGCTTCCAGGACCCCACTCAATTCGCGTGGATCCTGCGCACACGCCGGAAGCCAGCGGTCGTAGACGGCGAGCTTGCTGATGCGCGCGCTGCGATCGAGGCAGGCGGCTGACCGTCAGCCGCCCTGCCCGCTGTCGGCGAAGTAGTCGACCACCATGTTCGCGAGCTCTGCCCGCATTGCGAGGTCCGCGTCAGGGTCGACATGGACGGGCTTGGCGTAGCCGCTGAACGGGCTGTAGTACCGGACGCGTATGCCGAGGATCGTGGCCGGATTCCGCTCGCGGTACTTGGCGAACACCTCGCCGTAGCCCTTGCCCTCGGCAGCGTTACAGGGACGGCACAATCTGCCCCGTATCAACCCGGTCACGTGATCGTGGTCGGTCACCTCGGTTTGGCGCCCACAGACTGCACAACGCCCGTCCTGCCAGCCGCGCAGCAGGTCCTCCGCCCGATCCTCGTATCGCTGAAGCTCCCGCCCGGACAGCCCGTCAGGCGCACCGAGGTCAGATAAACCAGGCGGCAGTGGCCACGACCAGCAGGCCGGTTCGCTAAGGCCATCTGCCGACTGGCACATGCGTTCGTATTCGGCGCGGGCGTCATCGAGCGCCGTCCGTTCGGCCGGTTCCAGGTGGATCATGCATGAGGTTGGATCAGGGAGCGCCGGAACTACGAGACTGGTCCATACCCATCTCAACGCGAGCTTCTGGCACGGCTGCCCGTCCTTGCGTCGCCGCGAGCACATCGGCAGGTTGCTAGGCGTAACCATCAGGCATTTCCTCCAAGCCATCGATCCAGCAGTCCATCGAGCAGAGCAGCGCCGTCGTCCACGTGCTGCACGTTGCGCTGATCCTTGTTGCGCCGCTCCCAGTACCCGACCGTGGTTGCCGGGTTGTCGTGATCGGCGAACTGCTGCACCTCGGCGAGCGGCACCTCCGCGTCGAGCATGTGCGTGATGCGGGAAGCACGCAGAACGTGCGGGGTGAGCCTGCGGCCGGGCAGCACTCCGGCACGGCGCCCGAGGCGACCCAGCAGCCGGGCAACGTCGTGCCGGTCGAGCCGGTTGCCGACAGAGTCCAGCAGCAGCGGGCCCTCGGTGCGTCCGGCCGTGTGTCGGTCGAGCAGTTCGGCGACGGGCAGCGGCAGCGGCAGGATCCGCTGCTTGTGCTCCTTGCGCGTGACGTCCAGGTAGGACCGGCGCCCGCGCTCGATACGGTCGGTCACGTCGGCAGCGCACAGTTCGGAGACGCGACCGGCGAGGGTGTAGAGCAGCGAGACGATCAGTGCGTCGCGGTCGTCGGCCGCGGCGGCGATGACGGCTTGAAGCTCGCCGGTCTCCAGGACCGGGGTCGAGGTCGAGCTGTTGCGCTTGTCGATCTGCGGCCGGTCGTCCTGCGTTATTGGATTCAGCCCAAGGCCCTCGACGCGCTCGGCGGCGTAGCGGTGCAGCGAGGAGAGCGCGTTCAGTCGGCGCCCGATCGTCGTGCGCGAGACGCCGCTCGCCTCCTCGCGGATGCGCCACGCCCGGATGTGGTCCGCCGTCAGGATGTCCAGGGCGAGCCGGTCGCCGAGTCCGCACTCGGCGACGTATGGCGCCCATACGTTGCGGAGGTCGTCGGCATAGGCGCGCTTGGTCGCCACGGAACCGCGCCGGGTCGAGGTGAGCCAGTCCACGGCGATGACGAACGTCTCCGGGGTCAGCGCTTCGGCGAGTAGGTCGATCCGGTTGCGGTAGATCCGGTCCTGTCCGTCGCGGCCGACTTGCACCCGGCCAAGGTCGGCGATCAGCTTCGCGCGGACGGCGTCGGCGAGCGGGGCGGTCGGCAATTCGAGAGTGCGCGCTGAATCGAAGATCTCTAAATCAGTGCTCATCTACCAATCGTAGCGCATAACGTTCCCTTATGCGCTAGCTCTGCGATCACTCGCGGGGCGCGCCCTTACCCGCCGTATGCCCCTGATGGCAATGCCACTTCCACGTCGGTACGTCCAGGTGCCGGAACCGCGCGCCCGCGTCGAGCATCGCGATGAGCGCCGCCTCGTCCTCGCCCCGGTATCGGCCGTCCGGCAGCGTGTAGCCCTCAGGGAAGCCGCCCGCGCGCCGCAGCACCTCGGTCCGGCACGCGAAGGTGATCGGGATGAAGCTGCCCTTCTCGCGCAGGTGTCGCGCCTGCTCCTCACCGAACCTCACGCCCCACGGCCTCGTCCACCGACCCCCGACAGTCACCGCCGTCGGATCCGACCCGCCCACCATCACCGGACGCGGATACACGAGATCCACATCCGGCTCCCGGTCCAGGACGTGCATCAGAGCCGAGAGATGGTTCCTACGGAATTCATCGTCGTCATCAAGGAATGCCGTCACGGAGCACTTCACCTTGGCCAGCGCCCGGTTCCGCGTCGCAGCCGCGCCCGTCCGCTCGCCGTCGTGCTCGACCACCACCTGATCCGGCGCACGGAACTGCCGCTCCACCGAAGCAAGCGCACGCCGCAGCAACGCCTCCCTGCCCGGGATCGTGGGAATGACGACCGCGACAGTCAGGCCAGGCACGCCGGCCCCGCCCGGTAGACGCCGATCTGCGGGCCCGCCCACCACTCGGTGATGCCGGCCAGCTCGGCGAGCACCAGATCATGCGACCAGGTATGCACGTGGGCTTCGTGCGGGTTGCCCTCGCTCTCGCCCTGCGGGTATTCGACGATCGGCAGCGACGCGAACACCGCCGTCGTAGCCGCCTCCCGGGCGCGCTGCCACAGTGCGACCGCGTCCGGCAGCGGCATGTGCTCGAGCACGTCGCCGAGGATCACCACGTCGGACTTCGGCAGAGCCGTCACGCGCGCGTCGCCCATGATGATGTCGTCATACTTGGACCGCAGGTTGAAGCGGGACACGTACGGGATGTGGATCTCGATCGCGGTGATGTGCAGGTAGCCACGGTCGCGGACGTGTCGGCCAGGGGAGAGTAGGTCCGCGTACGTTCCGGATCCGGCGCCGATGTCGAGGACGCGCGGCGCGAAGACGTGACCGGTCTCCTCGTCGGTGCGCTCCGGCGCCTCACGCAGCGCGGCCCAGATCTGCGCGGCCAGCCAGGCCTTGCCTTCACCACTGGAGTACGGCATCAGGCGTCCCCTCTGTAGGCGTTGATCCACTTGTCGGTGTGCTTGCCGATCGTCCAGTCGGCCGCTTTCGCCCGGGCCGCCGCACCCACCTTCGCCCGCAGCTCCGCGTCCTCGGCGAGCAGCTCCAGCACCTCAAGCCATTCGTGATCGCGCCGGACGAGAAAGCCGTCGACGCCGTGCTCGATAAACCGCGAGTAGGGCTCCACGTCACTGGCCACCACCACCGCGCCGCGCGCCGCCGCCTCCAACGCACGCAGCGCGCTCTTCGCCCGGTTGAAGTGATGCGAGACCAGCGGCGCCAGCGTCACCTGCCAGTCCAGGCCCGCGTAGTAGCCCGCCGGGTCATCCCAGATCGACCGCCAGCCGCGCACCTCGGCCTGCGGGACGCCGAGCTCACGCCGATAGTCCACGCCGGCCAGCGTCAGCCGCACCTCCGGGTGACGGCCGAGGAACCGGGATAGCGGGCGCCGCAGCAGCATCACATCAGCCCTGTGCGTGTCTGAACCGGACCAGCCGCACGTCATCGGCCCGGACTGGTCTACCGAGGGCAGGTCGAGCACGTCCTTCGGCAGGCAGTTGGGGAGCACGAACACGGGCGCTGTTACGCCGTAGTCGGCGCGGATCGCCTCGGCCAGGTAGTCGGTGGAGACGGTGACCGCGTCCGCCGAGCGCATGTTCTCCAGCAGTCTGCGACGCACGTCCGGCCGGGCGTAGAACTCGAACGCGCGCTCCGAGGACGGGTCCACGTCCAGCAGCAGGTCGTCCACCTCGAAGACGCGTCGCACGTCGCCGCGCGCGGCCTGCCACTGGACGGACGGCCCTTCGTTGCTGATGCGCTGCGCCACGAGGACGTGGTGCGACGGGCGTTTGCCCGGGCGCCACGGCAGGACTCCCCGGTACTCCACACTGTGCCCGCGTCGGCCGAGTTCGTCGAGGGGGAGCTTCATCCGGTAAAAGCCGACGCCTTCACGGTCGGCGAGCCATCCGCCGATGGTCAGCGGCCTGTCGGTCTGCATGGATCGAGGGTACTCGCACAAACGTTCGGTTCGGCTTTACCATCGTCGTATGCCCATCTGCGTAAGCGAGAAGATGGTGGACGCGGCCCACCGGCAGCTCCCCGGCGTCGCCAACCGGCAGCGCATCCGGTACGCCCTCGAAGCCGCCGTCGCCGAGATCCCCGAACCCGGACCGGTCGAGCTACCCGTCACCGCGCGGATCCGCGTCCAGGTGGACGAGGGCCAGCTGCTCGCCGACGCCCAAGCAGCCCTCGACGAGGCCCGGCGTGGCCCGAACCGGATCCTGTGGTCGCCGTTCGCCTGGGACGAACCGCACGTCACCGAAGACGGCCTCGAAGGCCCGGGCGTGACCGACGCCACCGGACAGGCCGAGATCACCGTCAACCGGCCGCAGGTGTACGCCGGGGTCAGCGAGATCTGCGCCGCCACCGGAGCCGCCCGCTCCACCGTCGCCGGATGGGTCAAGCACCGCCTCGACAACGGCATGCCCGAACCCGTCGCAGTCCTCGCGGCCGGACCCGTGTTCGACCTCGACGCGATCACCAAGTGGCACCGCGAATGGAAGGACGCGCGCTGATGGCGACGAACGATCTCGACGCGAACACGGTCAGCGATGTAGTCGGCGATCGCGTCCGCGCCAGGCGCAAGGCGTACCGATGGAAGGTGCAGAAGCTCGCCGAGCTCTGTGCACAGGCTGGTCGGCCGGAACTCACCGCCAACGCGCTCTATCTGCTTGAAGGCGGTCGCCATAAGGGCGGCAGGCGCACACGCCAGATCACCGTTGACGAACTCGTGGTGCTCGCCGACGTGTTCGGATGTCCTGTCGAGGATCTCCTGTTCCCGCGTCGTGCCGATTGCCGCCGCTGCCATGGCGAGCCGCCGTTCGGCTTCACCTGCAATACCTGCGGCGCGATCGGGGAACGCTGATGGCAGAGCAGCAGTCGATGCACGACGAATTGATGGCCATCGCGTCCCGCCTCGGATTCGCAAGTCAAGACCAGTCGGCGCACGAATTGCGGAAGACAGTTTGGGATTCCGCTCAGAAGATTCTTAATATCGCCATGAGCCTCGGCGGCGTAGAGGAATACCTGTCAGGCCGCCGGAGGGACTTCTGATGGCGGGCGGCGACATGACCCCCGGCCGCGCCCACACCACCGCCGAACTCCGCCGCCGCATCGTCGAACTCCGCGACGAAGGACTCGCGTTCCGCGACATCGCCGCCCACCCCGACGTGCAACGCGACGTCTCCGCAGTCTGGAACCACTACAACAAGGCCATGCGGCAGATCCCCGCCGCAGCCATCGAGGAACACGCCAAGCGCTGCGCCCTGCGCCTCGACGAGCAGCTACGCCGCATCGACATGGAACGCGAACTCCTCGAACCCATCGCCTTCGGCCACCACGTCCAGGTCTCCAACGGCGTCGTCGTACGGCCCATCACCGGCCGCGACGCCAACGGAAAGCCGACCTACGGCGACCCGATCGAAGACCCCGCACCCGTCATGGCCGCGATCGACCGGCTGCACAAGCTCGACGACCAGGAAGCCAAGCTCCTCGGCATCTACCCGAAGCAGGCCATCAGCGTCACGCGCGAAACCAGCGAGCTCGACGCGACCGTGATCAGCCTCATCACGCAGGCCAAGGCGGCCGCCGCCGAACGCGCGGCCAAGGTGAGGGAGCAGCAGGGCAAGTGACCATCACGGCCGAGCACGGCACCGAGGCGACGGGTTTCGACCTGGACGCCTACCTCGCCGACCTCGACCCCGCCCAGCTCGCCATCCCCGAATGCAGGCGGATCCTCTCGGCGCTGGACCCGCTCCTGTTCGCCCTCGTATATCTGCCGCACCACCTCGCGTCGAAAGAAACCCGCGAGCAGATCAGCATGTCCGCGTTCCACCTCGAACTGTGCGACTGGGCGCTCACGTTCGCCCGACCCCAGCACGGCGAGGCCGAGGAACGCTCCGCCTGGGTCGCACCCCGCGGCTCCGGCAAATCCACGTGGGGCTTCCTGATCCTGCCGCTGTGGGCGCTCGCACACGGCCACCGCCGGTACATCGCCGCGTTCGCCGACTCCGGCAACCAGGCCCAACAGCACCTCATGTCGTTCAAGCTCGAGCTCTCGACGAACCGGCTGCTGCGCGAGGACTACCCGGACCTTGTCGCGCCGGCCACCCGCGGCGGCACGACGGTGGCGGACCGGCAGGACATGTACATCGCCGCCTCCGGTGTCGCGTTCACCGCGAAGGGCATCGACTCCAGCACCCTGGGCGCGAAGATCGGGCATCAGCGGCCGGACCTCATCCTGTTCGACGACATCGAGCCTGATGAGGCGAACTATTCGCCGTACCAGAAGGACCAGCGTCTGAAGTCCGTGCTCCAGGCCGTGCTGCCGATGAACCTGAACGCGGTCGTCGTGTTCCTCGGCACCACCACCATGCAAGGCAGCATCATCCACGACATCGTCCGCCAGTCCTACGACACCGAGCCCCCCGCCTGGCCGCGCGAAGAGAACATCGCCGTGCACTACTTCGCCGCGATCCTCCAAGACGAGGACGGCAGCGAGCGCTCCCTGTGGCCGCAGCGCTGGTCCCTCGCCTACCTCACCTCGATCCGCAACACCGCCTCCTACAAGCTGAACTTCGAGAACAAGCCCGTCAGCTTGGGCGGCTGGTGGCAGCCCGGCGACATCAAATACGGGCGCCTCGAGGGCTACGACCGGATCGCCATGTTCGTGGACGGCGCGGTCACCGCGAAGGCCACCAGCGACGAGACCGGCATCACGATCCTCGGCCTCTCCCTCGCCCAGAAGCGGATCTACATCCTCGAGGCCATCGGCGTGCGGCTCACGGGCGAACCACGCCGCCGCAAAATCTTGGACCTGTGCGAGATCCACGACGTGGACTACGTCATGGCCGAAGCCAACCAGGGCGGCGACCTCTGGTTCACCGAACTGCACGACATGCCGATCCCCGTACGCACCTTCATGCAGAAGGAACCCAAGCCCGTCCGCATCCGGCGCCTGCTCGCCCTCTACCAGCGTGCCGGCGGCCGGATCCTGCACACGAAACCCCTGCCGCAGTTGGAGAACCAGCAGGCCTCCTACCCGAACCTGCTGCACGAGGACGTCCTCGACTCCGCCGCCGCCGGGGCCGAGCACTTCACGGCCCTGCTGTTCGCCAACGGCCCCGCCCAGTCGCGCGGCCGCGCCGCCGTCACCCAGTTCTCCTACCGGTAAGGAGCCCGCCCCGATGCCTCTCGACGGCGAATACCAGCTGCCGCCCGACTCCACCCTGTTCGGCACGTCCCTCGCGGCGCTCCCGCGCGATGACCTCGACCTGGCCCTGACCGAGATCACCGCTGCGCTCGACGGCTACCAGCACGCCGAGGAGTACGACTCGGTCAACCTGTGGGAGCAGAACATGCTCTCCCGCGAGGGCCGCACCCTGCGGCAGGCGGATATCGAGTTCGACCCGAACTTCTGCTCCCCGGTCATCGACGCGGTCAACGACCGGCTGCTGATCTCCTCCATCACCGCGACCGCGGGTGCCGTGACCGACGCCGCAGCCACCGACGCCGCGACCGGGCTCGTGCAGCAGGTCGTCGAGGCGAACGAGCTCGACACCCGCTACCGGGAGTGGAACAGGAACGCCCTGCGGGACGGCGACGCGTACGTCATCGTGTGGCCCACCGAGACGCCCGAGGTCGGCGTGGAGCTCTCGGATGACCGGGATGTGACCGGCGCCGGGCAGGCGACCGTCGTCGACGGCGTGAACATCACCTACGCGGACCCGCGCAACTGCCGCATGTTCTACGACCCGGAGAACCCGCGCAGGAAGCTGTTCTTCGCGCAGATGTGGCAGATGCAGCTCAAGGGCGAGAAGAAGCCGCGGATCCGCATGAACCTGTTCTATCCGGACCGGATCGAGAAGTGGATTTCGGCGCCGGGCGACAAGCAGAAGGCGGCGAAGGAGTTCACGCCGTTCCTCGACCCCGACTTGGACGACGACAACGACTACCCCGGTTCCGGCGCGGACTCGGACGGCGACGCCGCGGCCGCGAGCAGCTGGCCGATGCCGAACCCGTACGGGCAGGTCCCGGTCTTCCACCTGCGCACCGCCTACGAGTACGGCAAGCCCGAGCACAGGAACGCGTTCGCCCTGCAGGACGGCATCTCCAAGCTTGTCGAGATGCTGATGGTCACGGTCGAGTTCAACGGCTACCCGCAGCGCTACGCGATCCAGCAGGCCGACTCCCTCGGCACCCAGTCCATCCGCGAGGACCCGCTCGCCGAGCACTCCCCGGCGGACTGGGACCACGACTTCACCGAGACCGCCCTGTCGACCACCTCGATCGTCTCCGGCGCCATCTCGAACGAGACCGGCAGCAACTACGAGGCCAACCCCGGCGGAATGCAGGTGTTCAAGGGCTTCGAGACCGTCTCGCAGTTCCAGTCCGCGAACCCCGCGGCGTTCCTGGACCCGCTCAAAGAGTTCATCACCGGTATCGCGAACACCACCTCGACGCCGATCTGGAAGTTCTCGGGCCTCGGCTCGCAGACCCCGTCCGGTGAGGCGCTGCGCATCGCCGAGCAGCCGCTCGTCCGCAAGATCGAGGACCGGATGGCGATGTTCGGCGGCGTGTGGCGCGACGTGTACGAGTTCGCGCTCGCCATCCTCGGCCACGGCGTCAAGGTGCAGATCCAGTGGGCGAACCCGGCGACGAACGACCTCAAGGAGACCTGGGACCTCGTCCAGCAGAAGGTATCCGCCGGCATGCCGCGGGAGATCGCGTTCATGCAGGCCGGCATCCCGGAGGCGCAGGCGGCCGAGTGGGCGAACACCTACTCGACGTTCTTCGCCGAGGCCGAATACCAGCAGGGCAGGGCGAAGATGTATTCGGCGCAGGCCGACCTACTCACCCAGCAGGCCATCGCCGCGAAGATCGCGAACGGGATGCCGGAGCTCGTGGCGTGGGTCGAGGCCGGATACGCCGAGGCCGAGGTCGACGGGTGGCTGACCGACAACGAGCAGCAGAACTCCCTGTCGCGGAAGATCGGCATGTTCGGGCAGATCACTGCCGGGCTCCAGCAGCTCGGCCTCGCCATCGGCCTGAACGTCATCAGCGAGGAGGGCGCGAACGCGATCGTCACGCAACTGTTCGGAGACCTGCTGCCGGAGCTGCCGCGCGCGGTCTACGAGACCGAACCGGAGGACGAGCCGACCGACGAGCAGCCTGAGGGCGAGTTCCCGCAGCTGATCACGACGGCGCCGGCGCGGACCGAGGACGGCGGCTACGACATGCCGCCCGGTTTCGCCACCCAACTGCCGCCCGGATCGGTGCCGCCCGCTCCGATCCCGCCGCAGGACCGGTAGCCGATGACCGTGCTCGCTGACCGGGATCAGGTCGATGCGGAAGCCCTCGCGCTGGAATTGGCCAGCGCGAGGCGGGTCACGCGCGCCCTGCGGAAGGTCACGGCACGGATCGCGACGATTGCGCTGCTGGAGGCGGCGAAGGCGCGCGCGTCGTCGTCGGGGCAGTTGACCCCGGCGCAGCAGCAGGCCGCGCGTACCGCGCTGAATGCGGCCATCGCGGGCCTGACTGTGGACGTGGCGGCCGAGACGACTGCGGCTGTGGCCCGGGCCGTGGCGCTGGCGTTGCGGCAGGAGACGGCGCTGCTGCGCTCGCTGGGTCTGAACGAGAAGGCGATCCGGCTCCGGCTGGCCGATCCCGTACTCTCCCAGGCCGGCCAGTCCGCGGAGCGTGTCCTGCGCGATGCCGTCGGGCGGCTCGCGCAGGCCGTGGGAGCGCCGCTAGCGTCCCCGGCGGCACTGGAGGAGGTCGCAGCCCGCGCCGGGTCCGTGGTGACCGCGCTCGAGCGGAACACGCGGTTCCTGACGAACCGGGCGCTGAACGACACGACGCGTCAGATCGCGGGCGAGGCCACGCAACTCGTCGCGCCCTCGCCGACGTTCGGCGAGCCGCCACTGTCGACCAACGGCCGGGCGCCGCTCGTACGCACCGGCCTCATGGTCGTCTGGGTCGCCGAGCGCGACGCCTGCCTGACCTGCCTCGCCCTGTCCGGGCATGTCTCCGACCCGAACATCGGTGTCGGGTTCGACGAGTTCGCCACCTTCTCCCCGCGGCCCGCACCGGCCGTGTGGCCGCCGGGGATGCCGCTGATGGGACCCCCTCGTCACCCGAACTGCAGGTGCAGGCTGCGGATCATCACCGCCGACAACGCCGCCGTGCCCGACGCGCTCCGGCGCGAAGCAGAACGCAGTGTTGCGCGCGGCTGGTCCGGCCACGACTCGCGCCGCTCCCGCCTCGCCGCCGACCGGCTCGTACGGCACGCCAACCGGCTCCCGCGGACCGTCAACGAGCGCGCCGCCAAAGACGTTGCGCGCGGCTCGTTCTCCACACGCCACCACCCGATCGCCGCGCACCTGCGCGGTGACTAGCCCTCGAAGGAAGGCACGACCATGGCAGAACAGACCAGCGAGCAGCAGCCCGGCGCCGTGACGGGCGAGGGTGACGCCCTCGACGAGCTCGACGCAGCCCTCGGAGGCGACGCAGCCGAGCAGGGCGAAGGCCAGGGCGAGGAATGGGCGCCGCCCACCCGCGAGGAGTGGGAGGCGATGCAGGCCAGCCTCGAGGCCGAGAAGGGCAAGCTGACGCGCGCCCGCAACCAGGCCAAGCGTCTGCGGGAAGGCCGTGCCGCACCCGCGGGCCAGCAGCAGGGGGCGGGCGAAGGCGAGGGCCAGCAGGCTGGGCCGGACCCGCAGCTCGCCGTCTGGCAGCAGCGCGCCGTGCGCTCCGCCGCCAAGGCCCAGCTCCTCGAGCGCGGCGCCGACGCGGACATGGTGGACCTCGCGCTCGCGCGGCTGCGCAGCGAGCAGATCGAATTCGACGGCGAGGACGAGCCGATCCTCGAGGACTGGCTCGACGAGATGGAGGAGCGCTACCCGAAGCTGTTCGCCAAGGCGCTGGCCGGAATGCCGACCGCCACCGGGCCGCGACAGGTCGGGCGCGTGGATCAGGGTAGGGCGGCCGCGCGGCCCGCGCCGCCGAAGCTGTCCCTCGGCGAGCAGATCATCGCCAACTCGGAGGCCGCTCGCATCCGGGCGCGCCGCGGCTGATCGCAGCCCCTCGCACAAATGTGCGAAAGCGCGTATCATCCGAACTGATCGCCGAGCCCGAGTGCAGGCGGTCCGATCGGGCCAGAGCGCCCGCTACAACTTCAGCACGAACAACCGTGCGCATGGCAGAGGCCGGCCGGTTTCAGGAAGCTCCTGAACCGGCCGTCCGCCGTTTCGGGAGGAGACGACTCCCGGAAGGCGCCCTTCAGTGGCAGCAGCAGATTTCTCCGCCTGGACCCCCGTGATCTGGGATGACCAGGTCGTCCAGCGTGAGGTGCAGCCGTCGGTCATCTACGACGTGGCGCGCACCATGAACATGGTCAGCAACACCTACGAGATCCCGCGCTTCGTCGGCGCGAACGTCTCCGGCGGCTCGACCCTGACCGACGACACCAACAACGGTGACGTCGCGAACCTGTACTCCTACCAGTTCAACGGCAAGTTCACTCTCGACGAGGCCCAGGTCGAGGACTCGCCCGCCGACGTGGTGGCCGCGAACACGTACGAGTGGATGAACTCCTTCCACATGGCGTACGACAACGCGTGCCTGGGCGTCTCGGCCGCGCGCAGCACGACCGTCGGCAACTTCCAGCCGTTCAACTCGGTGTACTACACCGTCGGCCAGAACGACTCCGACGTCGGCTACGTCGCGAACACGAACTACGTGAAGACCGGCTCCGGCGGCCTGACCTACGACTTCGCGTCGCAGGGCCTGGGCTTCGTGGAGAACACGCGGTTCTTCAACGAGGCCAACGGCGTGGTCATCATGCACCCGTCGCTCAAGCGCTCGATCCGCGGCATCAAGGACGGCCAGCAGCGCCCGATCTTCAACGAGTCGACGGCGGGCTTTCCCGGCGGCGGCATGCGCCCGCAGTATTCGCTGTTCGGCATCCCGGCCTACTTCAGCTTCGGCGCGATCGTCTCGGCGAACTTCCAGGGCCCGCTCGGCGGCGCCGCGACCGGCAACCCACTGATGGTCTTCGCGAACCGGCAGATGCTCGTGCGCGGCGACCGGATCCCCCCGCAGGCGCAGTTCATCAACGCCAACATCAACATCTCGGCGTTGCAGCACACCCTGCAGTTCCGTGCCCGTCAGGGCTTCTGCGCGACCGTGCCGCAGGCGTTCGGCGTGGTCGAGGTCGGCGCGTAACACCGCTGTCCGGGTGCGTCCGCGTCGAGGGCCGCGGACGCACCCCCACCAGCCATCGATCGGCGAGGAAGGGGTGAAGGATGGCGACGACCGTCAACGGCGAGCTGGTCAACCCGGCCGTCGGCGCGCTCGCGAACGCCTCCGTCGCGCTCACC